GAACGGTTTGTCACAAAGAGTGTCTAAACTTGAAGAACCATCAAATATTGATACCGATACATCGACCGCTTTAACAGAGCCTTTGTTTACTGATTTTAGTAAATATTTTGTGGCTAACGGCTTGAACTTATTTAATTGGAAAACCGCCATAAGGGGTTATTATGTTTCTTACGGAGCGGGTATAGGCAATATAACTCCATATAAAAACCCATCAAATGGAGCCATAAGCGACTTCATTCCAGTAAAGCCGAATACAACATATGCAATAAATTTCGCCATTAATTCTGGGGATAAAGTTGTAGCCTTTTACGATAAAGACAAGAAAGCATTACATGATGGTGTTATTTTGGGTTCAACAATAACAACAACAACAACAACAACAACAACAACCGCTGATACTGCATATATAGTCGTATCTTTCGGAATTGCTGCAGTGTCGGATGCTCAATTACAAGGTTTGCAAGTTCAAGAAGGAGAAAGCGTTGTATTAAATGCTTTTTACAAAGAGTTCCCCAATTATATTAAAAAACCAACAACTGGAGACACGTATCTCGACACGTATCTCGACACGTATCTCGACACGAATCTCGACACGTATCTCGACACGAAGAATTATGCTTCATATGTTAAGAAAATAGGTAAAAACCTGTTTGATAAAAATAATATTATAGAAGGGTATTACATAGGAAGCACACCTGGAACGCTGATGAAAAGTTCAGTGTCCACTATTAGTTCATTGATTCCTATCGAAGAAGGAGAAACATACGCCATTTATAGGCAATATTCATCTTCCGGTAATATTAATACACGATGCGTGAGATTCTTACCAGAAGATGGGGTAACTCCTATGAAGCCTATTAACCCAGCAACTGGAGCTGAGTATGCGAATTACGAAGTGGGGACATCTAAAGGAACTACATTGGTTACAGCTCCTGCGGGAGCGAAGTATATTCAAATGACTCTTGAGTTTAATAGCATTTGGTATAATCTTGATACTCTTCAAATTGAAAAGGGAAATTCTTACACTGGTTATGAACCTTATGAAGAAAGACATATTATTGATTATCCTAATTTGCCGAGTGATTTGAACGGTTTGTCACAAAGAGTGTCTAAACTTGAAGAACCATCAAATATTGATACCATAACAATAGCAAATTCTGATAAGATAGGATTTTTTTCAAATTCCTTTCTGAATGGGTATTGTATGTTGGGTAAACACGCAATAAACAATTTGTCCATGTTCAGCGATTACATTATGTATAATTATGGACATTCTGGCTATGACCTTTTGGAATTACTAACGAGAATAAATGCTAACCAAACTTGGTTAGGAGATGTGCCAGTTCAATCTTGGAACATTAAATATGGAGTTATTGCTATGCAGGATAATGACGGAGCTTTACATGCTGCAGCGAGTGATACCTATTATGAAAATGGCAAAAAACTTGCCAACGCTATAAAAGCCATGGGCGGTATTCCGATATTAGGTTCAGAGCATGATACTTCTCGCTACTATTATAATTTCGTGAGACTTGCTCAAGATTTTGGATACATGTTTATGAATTGGGGAAGAACAGCAGCAAGATTGTTTAACAGAGTTTTTCCGCCATTTTGGAACAATTCTCACCCAGCTACCAGAACTGGTTGGATGTGGACGTATGGTATGAAGACCTATCTTGATACTTTGCCACGACCTAACAAATCTATGAAATTGTTCCGTGTTAGACCTTCAGTTGATACAACTGATTTGCAAAACTTAATGTATGAAGATATATTGGGCAGAGCTGAAAGATTCATTGAATTGACTTGCGGAGTTTCAGGACTTACAGAAGCTACTGAAAAATTTTTCGATAGACTTGATTCTGGTTCGACTGCTTATCAAACTTACAAAGATGAATATCAAATGCTTCAGGCTAAATCAGCAAGCGTTTCATTCGGAGATTACGCCTTGATTGATGTAATAACTCCTTATGATAGAAACAACATAACTGGTTTAACATTGAACATTACAGCATCTGGAATTACCAACGCATATGTTAGGAAGATAAATTCATTGACTAATCCACTTCCAGACAGAAGATTCATAGCTTTTGGTGTCGTATCTGGTGAATCAATATTAACTCCTGGGACTCAATTCCAAATAACAGGGGGAGTTTTCAGCGACACTCTGCTTGGGACTTACACCGTAGAAGATGTTGTAAATGGAGTAGTCGTTACAACTACCACATCAAGTGGAAAAACAACTTCTGGAACTGATAATCCGACTACTAATTTATCTGGTGTTGTTTTGAAAGGAAGCTATGATTATCCTTCTGCCGATTATATGAATCGTTATAATAAACCCCTTGGTGAATGGGTTGAAGTAACTATACAAAACAATTCTTTGGTTTTGGATTCGTTTTTGAATACTTGCATGGATTTTGATAAAATTGGAATTTTATTGAAAGGAAGTTCAATATCAATTTCGGACATAAGTTGTGAAGTAACTGGAAACATCAAAAAGAATGTTGTTAAATATCCTCTTTATTTAGAAAAGAGGGGAACAAGCGTAATCAATAAAACAACTTTTAATGATGCTGATACCGAATGGATAGGTTTATCGGATTTAGATAAATACATTCCAGTGGTGTCAACCGTTTCTTCCACCGCAGAAAGTTTACCAGTTGGCATAACTACTGTAAGAAAAATGAACGAGGGTCAATCAGTTAAACAAGCATTAACAACCAGTTCTATTACTCCAATGGATTATGCTCCAGCAACTCTTCAAATAAAAGTAGTAGCAAGATATTTCCCAGAATATATTGATAACGATTCAAAATGGGCAAGTTCTCCTATTAGAAGAGGAAGTTTTGATTGTGCGAAATTAGATGTTAAAATTGCTCAATCTACTTCGGATGCTAATCCTGCAAAAGTGGGGGTTATAACTGTAGGAGCTTGGTGGAATGAATTCATCATAAATACTCCTTATTTTTCAGGTACACACATTATTTTAGAATCAGAAAATAATGACATTCAAATAGCTCAATGCGATGTTGTTTTGTTATCTGAATAGTAACCTAAATTCATATACGATAGATAGGAGAGACGGGAGTGTATTGCTTTCGTCTCTTTTTTCTTTGTATTCGTGCTATCATATAATCGGTGAAGGGAAATATCACGGTTAATAATAGCAATGCAGAGCAAGCATGTAAATCGTTTCGATGACTAACGAGACGCCAAAGTTATACCGAGAGTGTGAACGTATTGACCAGTAACACCAAAGAGGCAGCTCTGTCCTTGTAACTGAGGGGTAACTTCTGACAACTGCCGACTATCATACCCAAGTAATTTGTAACAGATGTTTAACAAAGGGGGGAGCGAGGGGGCAACATTCTCTGTATCCTAACACCCCAAGTAATATTGAATTTATGGAAGCAAAGAAAACAGTTTGGAGTATCTTCCGAGATTATGTCAATAGCAAGCCTATTGGAACAGAGATAACGAGGCAAGAAATTCTTAATCAGGTTGAGAAAGAACTTGTCGAGATTGGTAAGACAATCAACCATTACCAGAAAGGTATAGTAGCAAATTTTTCATCTACTACTTTGGACTGCGCACGCAATATGGCGACAGGCAGATATTATCTTGAAAAGACCGAGAAAGTTGGTCACTATAAGATAATTTGTCATTTTCCGTCAGATTATACAATTTCTCAGTTGAGGAAAGACTATGACCGTGAGCAGAAGATGATGGCAGAAAGAAATGGACATGGCAGTAGAAATAACAGTAACGAGGATTAACAATTTTGAATATTCCTTTAAGCTATCGAGCAAGAATGGGATAAGGCACGTTGCAAAGGCATTGACTTTTCGCAACCCTGACCCCTTTGCCTATTCGTCAAAAATAGAGAAGTTTGACAAAAAGAAGTTCACTTTCAAAATAGGCATGTTGCCTACGTTGGAAAAGTATATCCGAGTTCACAACCTTTCATATCAGATTTCAGACTATGATTTTGCTTTGCCCGAAGGCGTGGAGATAGATAACCGAATGTCGGGAAAATATATTCACCAGCGCAAAGCGGTTGAGGCTTTTTATCGGAGGAGGTTTGGAATCATAGTCGTACCGACCAGAGGAGGAAAGACCTTCATTGCTTCCGAGATATTGCGTATTTTCTTGAATAGTGATGACGGCAACTTCTTATTCCTTACCGATAACACAACGCTGTTTAATCAAGCCGTAAATGATATCAAGGAGTATTTTCAGCCGTATGGTGGTATAGAGGTAGGAGAAATCAAAGCTGGCAAGATTGACACTGGCAAGCGTGTAACTGTAGGAATGATTCAAACCATACAATCTACGTTCTCTGCCCGATGTAAAGACAAGGTCAAGAAAAGGGAGCTTGATAAGTATTTCAAAACATTGAAGTTTCTTTGTATTGATGAGATACATGATAACTGCTCCGATGCGAAGCTCAAGACCTATAAGAAAGCTAAGCAATTGGAATACCAGCTTTGTCTTTCAGCCACTCCGTATCGAACAGGTACGCTGGTTCAGAACTTGAAGCTCAAAGAATGGAGTGGTGATGTTCTTTACACGATAACCGAGAAACGGTTGAGAGAAAGGAAGGTATTGTCAGACTATCGGGTGTTCATGCTACTCATTGACCATAATGATATTGAGTACGACATTGAAGCGGACGATTACAACGGCTATCGAAGAGAGTTGATATTTGAATCAAAACTTCGTAACAAGCTCTTGATGCAGGTTATCGGAATACTCCGAGAGCTGAATCTCAAAACGCTTGTGTTATTCCAAAGCGTAGAGCATGGACGCAGGGTGGAACGTCTTTCGGGAATACCTTTTATCAGCGGAGAGAATGACAGCGAGGAGCGTGAGCGAGCAAAAGAGGAGTTCTTGGAAGGTGAAGGTGGTTTTCTTTTAGCGTCAAATATCTTCAAGAAGGGCGTTACACTTCCGCAGGTTGAAGTCATGATAAACGTGGACGGAGGTTTGGAGGACGCTAACACTATTCAGAAGAAAGGACGTGTATTGGGAGCAACAAAAACTAAGAGCCGAAGCCTGATAATTGACTTCTTTGATTTGTATGACGCTTATTTCTCCGAACACTCTGAAACAAGGTTAAACACTTATATCGGAGCTATCGGTGAGAAGCGAGTAGGCATATTGGATACTTCGATTGACGATTGGAAAGAAACGATTAAAAGATGGACAATAAAGTGGTTCGCCGCAGACAAAGGCTATTCAGATATGCAGTAGATACGTTCGTGGAGTTATTGGAACAAGTTACCAAAAGGAAAGTTAATTACAAATGTAACAACTCTGATACGGCATGTTGGGATAACTTCATGGACACTTTCTCTGACCTTATCGGAGAAGAGTTTGTTAGAAAGTTTTGCGAATATGGTATTCAATCTTGGTTTAATTCAGGAGCAAAGAAGGACTATTCACGAGAAATAAGGTTCAATTGGGTGTTCGGAAAAACCGCCATAGCGAGGTGGAAAAAGTACGACATAGACACCAATGTATACATTACAAGGATTGGACTGAAGAAAGAACATAAAATCAATGTAATAAAGAAGAAAACTGAAATACCAGCGTTAATATCTACTATCAGACCTGTGGAGGAGAAATTCAAAGCAGCCTACCATAATACCAACAGAGGGTTTTTATGGTGCGTAGCAAATACAACTCTGTATTTTCATAAGAGTTCTAAATGTGCAACTTGTAAATTCAAAAACGAATGTAAGGAGCTTCTGAAGAAGGAGTATCCAAAAATATATGTAAAAAGAGGTTATGGCGAAAAATGATGGATTAGCAAGTAACTTCGTTGTTGAGCTTCTTGCGGCTGCGTTAGAGAAAAGAACAGTATTTGAAATTGTTAGACAATACTTGAAATTCTCTTATTTGCAAATTGAAAGCGAGAAGAAGCTGTGGCAATGGGTTACAAAAAGATACGACCGAACAGGGAAAGTTCCGACTATCGGTCAGATTCAGCAACAATTCCAAGATGATGAAAATGTATTAGAGAAACTTGAAGAAATATCCGATGTAGAGATTGATGAGCAGGGCGGTCATGAGATGATTGTTGATACTTTCGAGAAGTTCATCAAGAAGATGAAATTTTTGGAAGCTAACGACAAGATTGCTGATTTATACAACCAAGGAAAGAAAGAGCAATCTTGGGATATGTTCGTCAAATACGCTGAGGACTTCTCCAAGTTCTCCATTCAGTCTGCTAAGTTTGAAACCGTATTTGGAGACTTTGCCGAACGTCAAGCAAAAAGGAGAAGCGATGATTGGCAGTTCCGTTATAAGATACCGACTGGTATTGATGAAATAGATTATAGGTTGGGCGGTGATAACGGTGGCCCAGAAACTGGTGAGTGCGTTCTTTGGTTGGGAGATTCAGGAGCTGGTAAAAGTCAGGTGTTGGTTTCCGTAGGTATTTCTGCCGCAAGACAAGGGTTCAGAGTAGCTCACTTTCAGTTAGAAGGTACGAAAGAACAATGTTTGAATCGTTACGATGCAGCTTGGACAGGTACGTTATATCAAGATGTGAAACTTGGTAACATTACTTCCAAGAAGATGGAGGTGACCAAACGTATTATTAAGAAGCTCCGAAAAAGTGATATCATTGTTAGCTCCGAAGAAACCTTCAATGCTAAGACCTTGCCCGATATACGAAGAGAGGTCAAGGAGATGGAGAAAACGTATGGTAAAATTGACGTTATCATAATTGACTATTTGGAGTTGTTAGAAGTAGGTGATGGGCATAATTATACACCTCACGAAGAGCGTTTCAGACAAGCTAAACTTGCTAAGGGGATGAAGATGCTTGCTATGGAGTTCAACGCTGTCGTGCATACGGCTACTCAGTCAAGTAGTATCGGAGAAGAGCAAAAGAATGACCCAGAGTTTGTAATCACACGTGCTCAACTAAATGAAGACAAGGGAAAGTGCAGACCGATGGACGTATTTATAACAATCAACCAAACAAGGGATGAAAGAAAAGAAGAGATAATCAGACTTTATATTGACAAAGCACGTGAACATAAGAGTGGAGATATTATTCATATTTGTACTAATTTTTCTCATGCACGTTTCTATGATAGGCGCAGAACCATGAATACCGATTGGGATGAATATGATAATAGTGATAAAGAGTGAATATGAAACCTTATGGATTTGTATATAAATTAACTTATTTGCCTACCAAGAAAATATATGTAGGTAGGCATAAGTTGAATGGCTGTAAGAATTATCTTGGGAGCGGTTCAGAAATAAAGGCTATTCAAGACAGAGATAAGAAAAAATTGCCATTACATTGGAGAAAATTATGGAAAAGACAGGTGATTGATTTAGCATATTCTTTTGAAGAATTGAGAGAAAAGGAATATGATTGGATTAAGAAGTTAGATGCTTTGAATCCTTTAATTGGTTACAATATATTAGAAGTTGAAAGAATAGGAGGAATTTGTTGGCCGAGTGAAGACCCAAGGGTCAGAGAAAAGATAAGGTTGAGTCATCTTGGAGACAAAAATCCTATACATAAACATATCTTCACAAAAGAAGAAAGAGAACGTATGTCTGAAAGACGTATTGGTAAAACAATGTCTGAAGAATCAAAGAAAAGATTATCTATTTCAAGAATTGGTATAAAGTTTTCAGAACAACATAGAAAAAATTTATCATTAGCTAATTTGGGTGAAAATAATCCTAATTTCGGAAAGCGAGGAAAGGAAACTTCAATGTTTGGTAAGAAACATGATGAAGAATGGAAGATGAATCATTCAAAAAGAATGAGCGGCAAGAATAATCCTATGTATGGAGTCACTTCTCCAAATAAGGGCAAGAAAATGTCCGAAGAACAAAAGCGTAAAATTTCTGAATCAAGAAAGAGAGGTATATATGAGAGGAAAACCAAGAACAATTTCTGATTCAGATTTAAGAGATTTGTTAATCAATCCTAAATTGAACAGAAGAGGTCAATATGTGTGCGATTGTATATTTTGCGGCAAGGAAAGGCACATGTATGTCAGCAAGCAAACTCAGTTATTTGATTGTAAGAAGTGCGGTGAGTATGGAAGTATCTATAAACTACTCAAACAACTTGATAAGACCTATTTGTTGGGAGGAGCAACGGTTGAAATTCGGGAGACTATTCAGAGCCTTCGGAGTATCGTTGCTGAAAGCATAGAGGAGGATGAGGTGACGTTAAAGGAACTGCCTGTTATAAAGATGCCTGTGGGGTGGAAAGTGTCGTTAGCAAGCACGAAATATCTATTGGGACGTGGTATAACACCTGCGGACTGTAAACGTTATAATATAGGAGCGACTGATTTGTATAGAAAATACCAAAACTATGTATTGATACCAATTTATGATGGCGGAAAGATACGAGGGTTTTTGGGACGTTACGGAGCAAAGAAAGTACCGTCAGACCGATTAAGATACAATAACAGCGTGGGCACGGAGTTTTCCGAGCTATTGTTTGGATATGACGAAATAACCGAAAACACTACAACGGTTATATTAGTAGAAGGAATTTTTGACAAGATAGCGGTTGACAAAGTTCTTCATCTATGGGATAGCGAGGAGATAAAATGCGTTTGTACGTTTGGAAAGAAAATCAGTCCAGAGCAATCGAAAAAGTTAATGTTGAAGGGAGTCACAAATGTCATATTGTTATATGATTTTGACGCAATCAAAGACATCAAAAAGTATGGTTTGGAACTTGAAAATAACTTCGTTACAAGTATTACATATACAAGTTCTAAAAAAGATATTGATGAATGTTCTCCAGAGGAGGCTTTGAAAGTATTTGAACATTTGTATAAACCCAGAGATTTTAACGAAAGTGTAATTGGCAAGCTCAGAAAATGATAGGAATTATTTACAAAACAACTTGTTTGAAGGATGGTAAAATCTATATAGGACAACATAGAGTGAAAGACAAAGTAACTCTTGACCCTTGGTATGTTGGTAGCGGGAGTGATTTAGAAAAATATATTGATGAAGCTAAACAGGAAGATAGATTGAATTGGTTAAAGTTCTTCCAAAGAGAGGTATTGAAAATTTGTTATACTCAAAATCAATTAAACGGATATGAAGCGTATTTCATCAATAAATTTGACGCCACTAATCCGAATATAGGTTTGAATATATTGAAGAGTTGTTGTTTTAAGAAGTCTGGAGCGTCAAGAGATAAAAGAGTTGCTAATAAAATATCTGCCGCTTTGAAAGGTAGAAAATTGCCTGACGAAACGAGAATCAAAATGAGTATATCTCAAAAAGGTAGGTTGAAAGGCAAAATGTCCGAAGAGACAAAGGAAAAGATAAGAATTGCTAAACTTGGAGCAAAAGTATCTGAAGAAACAAGGTTAAAATTAAGCAATATAAGAAGAGGGAAGAAACATTCAAAAACTTGGAGCGAAAAGATAGGAAAATCTCAAAGAGGAAATAATTGTAAATTTACCAACACTATATGGATTTACAATTATAAGGAGGGGAGTTAATAAACGTATTCCAATTGACGAAGAAATACCGATTGGTTGGAATAGAGGTAGAATGAGTTATTTTGATTGATATGGAACATAAAACGAGAAACTTATCAGTAGCAGAATACTTTTTGGTAATTCAGAAAGAGTATTTGATTGCTGAGTTTAGAAAGAAGATATATTACAACCCGAAGGATAAAGCATATTATCAAAGGGTGATGGAGCATAAAGCTAAGAAGATAAATGATATTGCTAAACGCAATCGTTTAGATAGCATACTGAACAATTCCAGCAAGTTGGAAGAGGTACGGAACGAGCTGTTTGATAAACTTGGTAAACCAAAGTTTGAATTAACAGAGCTGGATGCTGAAAATTATTACGCTATCGGGAACGAGTTTTCATATCATGGAGGCATATGGATTTTGGACCAAGTAAAGTCTGATGGAACATTGACACTTTATTCCGCAAAGTTACAAGAATATGAAGATGTGAATAAAGATGATGTATGTCGAATATTGTAGAAAATATAATTTGTTGTTTATCTAATAAATCATTGGGTTTGTCTGGGGTTTTGCTTAACAAAAGTTAAATCTTTGGGCAAACCCAAAAATTTTTTTTCGATTTTATTTTGCCGTTTGAAAAATTGTCCTTACCTTCGTATCAGAATTGTAAATTAAATTGTAAATCGCAATGGGACAAAAGATGAAAATGTCAGAAAAGCTCTACCATAGATATGAGTATCTTGCGAAGAAGTACGCATCCAAGATATTCTCCTATGAAGAACTGTCCTTTGAATTTGAGGACTTGGTTCAGGAGTTCCGCTTGAAAATCTTTACTTCCATAAAATCATACGGCAGGCGATGGGCCAAATATCGGAGAAACGAAGCGTCAAAGCCAGTACCAATCCGATTTTATTTGGAAGCTGCTTGTTCTAACAAGTCCAGAGATTTTATGAAGTATATAAGTAGAGAGAACTACAAAACAAGAATTGATGAAATCAATTTTGATTATGGTATCGAAGGAGATACACAAATTTCTCCTGAAGTAAACAAGTTCGTACTTAATGGAGTAGATTTGTTGGAAGGATTGACGGGCAAAGAAAGAGTTATATTTTCACTTTTCTTGCGAGGTTACAATACAAAAATTCTTAACAAAGTTTACTTTAACAACGAGTCAGAGAAACGAGCAAGAAAGGAAATCTTGGACAGTGGCGATGAACCAATTGGAGTAGCAGATATAATAGACTTACAAAAGAGTTACTTGATTCAGAAATATGGTAACGAATTGCTACAACAAAAGAAAGTATTTTCAACTTACAGTTTCGATGAAGAGTAACGAAAACAGTTTTAACAAATAAATAGTAATCATTAAAATCGTAAAAGCAATGGCAACGAAAATGAATGCAGCAACAGCAAAAAGAGTGAAGGCGTTAAAAATTAACGCAAAGAACGAAGAAGAAGCACGTGAGAAACTTCTTGAAATCTTGGTAGAAAACGGAATTGAAGGCATGGAAGAAGAGGAAACTGATACCCTTCTGGACATTGCTGAATCCTTTGTAGAGGACGACAACTCAGGCGATGACGAGGAACAGACCGAAGAGGAAGAAAATGACGAATTGGCTGAGGAAGTCGAAGAAGAGGAGGAAGAAGAAAAACCGAAGAAATCTGCCAAGAAGGCTTCTAAAAAGGTTGAAGAGCCTGAGGAAGAAGAGGAGGATGACGAAGAAACCGAAGAGGAGGAAGAAGATGAGGACGAGGGTGACGAGTTCGCAGAAATGGACAGAACGGCTCTGAAAGCCTACATCAAGGACAACGAGTTGGACATCACCGTTAAGAAGTCTATGACTGACGATGATATTCGTGACCTTATCCGTGCCGAAGTTGGCGAAGAAGAGGAAGAGGACGAGAAGCCTGCACCGAAGTCAAAGGCAAGCACGAAAACCGCTGAAAAAGCAGCTCCGAAGAAAGAGGATAAGAAAGCAGATAAGAAGGAAACAAAACCTGCTGGCGGTAAACGTGGAACGAAACTTGACCCGAAAAACAACGAAGATGACCGCAAAGCGTTCGCACCGTTGAAGAAGTTGTTCCCTGAAAGTGAATACGCATATGCTTGGGTAGCGAGTGCGGGTGTAACTATCAAACACAAAGGCAAAAACTCTCAGCGTTCTATGGTTCTTATCGAGAACTGCTCAAAACAGGCTGACGGCTCTATCAAGTGTAACTTGTATCTGTTGACCTTCACGAAACAAACCGAGATACTTGACAAAGCAGGTATTGACTACGAGCCTTGCTGGAGTGGAGCACCGCTTATTAAGGGTATTACTCTTGATGAAGCTCTTGAAATCATCACCGACCTTATGGAACATATTACGGCAACTGTTCAGAAAATCGACAAGAAGCTGGGTGAAAACCGTAAGAAAATGGAAGAGAACTTGGACAAAAAGAAACCTGCCAAGAAGTCAACCAAAGCAGAGGAGCCTGAAGAGGAAGAAGATGAGGACGATGAAGAGGAGGAAGAAGCTCCAAAGAAAAAGACGTCCAAAGCTGCTCCTGCAAAGAAGGCTGCTAAAAAGGTAGTTGAGGAAGATGACGAAGAAGAGGAGGACGATGAGGAAGAAGAAGATGAAGCACCAGCTCCGAAAAAGAAAGCTGCTTCAAAATCGGCTCCTGCTAAAAAGACTACCAAAAAGAAATAACCTTATTTGGTAAGCAATAGAAAAGAAGAGGAGAGCGTGTTGAGCGTTCTCCTTTCTTTTTCTCCCATAGTTACTAAGGGAGAAGAAACGAAAAAAGAAATTTCAAAATAATTGATTGATATGAATATTCCAAGTAACAATGTTTGCATTCCTGAACTGGGGGTAGCAAAAACAGAGACCTTTGCAGCGTTATATCCTGCTATCAATTACTATCTGTTCACTCAGAAGGACTACGAGCCGAGCCGTGACGGAGAAGTTAAGGAGGTGCTTGATTTTAAGACGCAGTTGACCAATCCTTATCGTAGATGCGTAGGAGGGTTTGAGCGTGATATAAATGTGTTCTTTTTATTAGCTGAAGCGATGTGGATAGCAATGGGAAGAAAAGATGTTCACTTCTTGACTTTGTTTAATAAGAAGATGGCAGACTTTTCAGATGATGGAGAAACGTTCCACGCTCCGTATGGTTACCGCTTACGTCATTGGGGTATTCGTACCGAAGACAAGTTTGTAAAGGATAACTTGGACGCAAGCAAAGGATATGACCAAGTGATAGATGCTATCAAGATATTATCCGAAAATCCAAACAGTCGTCAGGTAGTAATGGAGATTTGGAACCCAAACTTTGACTTGGGATATAAAACCAAAGACATTCCTTGTAACGATATAGTGATGTTGAAAATACGAGAAGGAAAGCTCATCACGACTATCGGAAACCGAAGCAACGACCTTCATTGGGGACTGCCGACAAATATCTTCCAATTCAGCTTTTTGACCGAGCTTATGGCGGGAGCATTGGGAGTAGAACTTGGAACGCAAACTCATAACTCTCAAAGTCTGCATATCTACGAGTGGAACAAGATTGCTAAAACGATGAGCGACTTGTATGCTGAACAAAAAGGCGGTGGAGCTGTTATCGGGAATATGTACGAGGATTGCGAAGCCCAAGAACGAAGAATGGATTTCAACTTCAGCCACGAAGTAGCAGTCAATCGTTTCCGTGAGATTGAGTACAACCTTCAAATCATTATTGATAACCTTATCCGAGTATCGGAGGGAGAAGAGCCGATTGAAGCCGAAATCCAGCAGTTAGCAGACTTTTCTAACTATCTGTATAACTCTTATCTACTTTTGAAGATATATTTGGAATACAAGCTGAAAATGACTGTTCTCAAAACTCCTGACGAGAAAGATGTAGCACGTCATACCGCTATTTCTGAAATTGAAGTCTTGGAAGCTCATATGGAGGACGATGGCGGAACAGGAGCAATGGGCTACAATTGGGATATATCTATGCTTGCTAAGAACTTCTTTGCCGCAAGGTTATCTAAGAAAGTAGAACATGAATATCTTGGTAAGCTATGACAGAAACATTAGCAAAGTGGTTAGAAGAAAACAAAATGGTAGTATCGGAGTCAGAATTGGATGGCTCCGATATTATTACCATAGAAGAGGTTGGGACATTCCTTTATCTTCAACCGTTTGACGGTAAAATAATTGATGAAGATTTTGCTTTCATTCTTTCAGACGAGGAGTTTGATATATTGGATGAAAAGAAGGTAAACTACATATTGTTTGAATTTGGAAGCAAGTTCTATTATTCAGGCATCAAGAAAGATAAAAACCGTTACAATGAATTAGTATTCAAACCAGAGTTCAATGATTTCAAATATCTGGGTAAAACGAGCGAGCCGAAAGTAATGGACTTCGTACACTTGGGAGTTCATTCGGAATATGAAATGATGAACGGTTCAGGCTCCTGCGAGACTTGGGCGAAGAAAGCAAGTTTCATGGAATGTAAGGCAGTTGGTATTTGCGATAAGAATACCATGGCTGGAGTTCTTTCTTTTCAGACTGCTTGTGAAAAAAAGAAAATCAAATCAATAATCGGAGAAACCGTCACAGTAGCGGTTAATTACTCCGAAGATAAACAAAACCAAGAAACCTTTGAATTGAAGTTTTTCATATTAAATTACGAAGGTTGGAAAAACTTATTGCTCATCAATAAGGCTATAAACGTAGATTACAATGGTTTCATTCCTGATACGCTCCTTTATACTCTGGGGAAAGGACTTTGTTGCGTAGTACCGAAGGAGAGTGAACTGAACTATGTTAAAGACGACAAGAAAGCTGCTATAAAACTTATCGCAAAATATAAGAAAGTATTTGACCAAGTGTACTATCAGATAGACACGGTTGAGTATGTTTCACAGCAACTATTCCGAAAACATCTTGAGAATATAGACACGTATCTTTGTAACTATCGAAAGTTGTTAAAACCTATATTGATAAATGATTCATATTATCTTGATAAGGAAGAGAGCGAGTTGAAGTCAATTCTCAACAAAGTAAATAACAAGGCTACTCCAGAGTCAGATGACCAATATTTCAAGAGCGTAGCTGATACCATAAACGCCTACGAAGAATGGATTGAGAACGTAGAGCCGTTGTTTGAGGCAATTGTAACTGGTATAGAGAATGCTTCAAAGCTATCTGACTCCATAGACTTCCGTATAAACACAGGAGAGCGTAAACTGCCTCATTTTGAGGTTAAGGATGTTGAAGGTGCATTCTTTGAGGAATTGGAGAAAGGTATCAACGAACGTTTTGGTCATCTGAAACCGAAAGAGATGAATAAGTATATGAAGCAAATTGAAACCGAGTGTTCTGTAATAGTTCCGAACGGTTTGTGCGACTACTTCATGATACTTTGGGATATTATCAAATGGTGTCACGATAATGATATCAACGTAGGAACAGGACGTGGTTCAGTTTGCGGTAGTCTTGTTGCTTATTGTTTACATATTACGGATGTTGACCCATTGAAATATGGATTGATGTTCGAGCGTTTCTTGAATGAAACACGTGTATCGGGAGAGCGTGCGAAGTCTGCTGACTCTATGCCTGATATTGACGTTGACTTCCCAACCGAGTTCCGTGATGCGGTTAAAGAGTATATCAAAAACAAATACGGATATGCTTACACTTGTAGTATCGGAACGTACACGAGAATGAAGCTCAAGACTTGTATCAAAGACTTCGGAAAGGTCAAAGGACTTTCGTTTGATATGACCAACAAACTTACGAAGGATATTGACGACCAGATTGAATACACTTGGGGAGACTTGATTGAATATGCTTCAAAATCAAAACTGCTTTTCAAATTCGTTCAGGAAAACCCAGAGCTGGTTCACTTGACGAAATATGCTTTGCTCCAGCCGAAAGCGGAGAGTGTTCACCCTTCTGCTGTCGTTATAGTACCGAAGCATAGAGTTGATGGTAGCAATGCCGAGATTGACTTGTGGGAGTGGATGCCCGTCAAAAAGATTGATGGAGTGTTAGTATCGGAGTGGGAAGGTAAATACATTGACAAATCAGGCTTCTTGAAGGAGGATATTCTTGGATTATCTCAGCTTGATAAGTTTAAGAGTATCTTGACTTTGATAAAGAAAAACACGGGCAAAAGTATAGATGTAAACAAGATACCGTTGGATGATGAAGCGACATTTCGATATTTCAAGCGAGGGTGGAATGAAGATGTGTTTCAGTTCGGTACAACTGGTTTGATGAACTATTGCCGACAAGTGAAACCTGATACGCTTGAAAACCTCATAGCCATGACGGCTCTATTCCGACCTGGCCCAATGGAAATGAACGCCCATGGTGACTTCTCTGATATTAAGAATGGCAAGAAGAAACCTGTGTATGACTTCGGGATGGAAGAGATAACAAGAGAAACATATGGGCTGTACGTTTACCAAGAGCAGATAATGAAAGCCGTTGTAGTAGGAGGATTGACCGAAGTTGAATCAGATGTTCTCCGTACTACTATCAAAAAGAAGGACGTGAAAACGCTATCTTCATACGGTGAGAAGTTTAAGACTGGATATGCTAAGTTGCTTGAAAAGAACGGTATTGAGAAGCCGAAGGAATATGCCGAACATGTTTGGGATAAACTTCTTGCCTTCTCAGGTTACGGTTTTAACAAGTCTCACGCTGCGGCTTATTCGATAATGTCGTATTGGAGTCAATGGTTCAAAGTGAACTATCCATTAGAGTTTTGGACAACGGCTCTTCAATTCTCCAAAGAGGGTGAAGTACCATACCGACTTGCCGAGTTGAAGAAAACAGGCGTTGAGGTTGAGATACGTCCACCTGATGTAAACTTTTCCGATATAAATTTCACGTGTGACCCGAAAGAACAACGTATCTTCTTCAGCTTGACGAAAATTAAAGGAGTAGGAGAGGTAGCAGTTCAGAATATCATGAATACAAGGCGTGAAGGTGGGCAATTCTATTCGTTAGAAGAGTTCCTGAGCCGAGTACATTCAAAGGTGAATAAAACTGTTGTAAAATGCCTTATAGTGGCTGGAGCGTTCGACCTTCTTGAAGGTATCAAAAATCCAAGAGATAGAAAGAAGCTATTGGAGAAGTATCTTGATATGAAAGGTGACACGCTATCGGAGGAGTATTCAACACCAGATAGTAATTCAAACGCTTTTTGGATTTTGGAACAAAAATGTCTTACTGGTTTTGGAGAAGTTGATTATGAAAACATGATAAAGGATGCTATACCAAATAAGCGACTTGCTAACATCTTCGTGAATGACGTAGAGTTCTTGGCTACGAAGGAGAAGAAAGAAGTTGCTATTGCTGGCAAACTTATCTACTATAAGGAAAAGGACATCAAGACAGGAACAATGTGTACCCTGAATATAGATTGCAATAATACGATTATCTCAGTACTCATGTGGCCAGATGCTTATGAGAAGATAGGAGAGAATATTGCTGATATAAAGGGATGTGTTGTTGCCCTAAGCGGTACGGTTGAGAAAGATACTTGGAAAAATGAGAAGAAACTGTTCAGTAACAACAGAACAAAGTTATATGTACTGTCCGACCATAAAACTAAATCAACAAAGTTTGATGATTGGAAAAACGGTAAATCGTAAATTAAAATTGGTAAAATTATGTTAGCGAAAATTTTCAACGGAGCTTATCTGAAAAGGCTTGATAACATCAAGCAGTGGCAAGAAATGGACGTTTTCAAAGAGGAAAGCGTGAGTCAACATTCCTACAAAGTATCAATCTTTGGAAGGATATTACTTGAAGACATATTCGGGTTTGATAACGAAGATGCGAAAGTATTGGCGTTCAAACTTGATTGCGTAGATGCGTTTGCGTTCCACGATTGGGATGAAGCGTTGATACTCCGAGATATGTCGCATGAAACGAAGTACAACAATTATAACGGTACGGAAATCAGAACGGCTCTCAATAACCTATCAAGGCATAAAGCAATTGAGGAGTTCGGAGAAGATGATGGAAATAATTGCGGTAATTGGAGTGCAACCGCTCACTTGGTTGTTGATAACATTACACGTCAAGGGGATGATGTTAAAATCTTTTGTAAACTGGCTGATTGGTTAGCTCTTGCCTTCTATATGAAGAGAGAACGTGAGTTGGGTAACAAGAGCCTAAGTGCCCAGTGGGAACGTGGAAAGGAAGGTTTGGAACAGGCGGTTACGAATGTGATTGAAATGTTAAATACAAAGTTTGAAGGATATTCTTTGAACTTGACAGAATTAAATAACTTAATCAAAAATGTGTATGGAGAACAGTAAAGGAAAGGAGATGACCAAAGAAAGCATAAATGGCATCTTCGATGGCATGAGCGAATTGCTGGTAAAGAAAAACCAAGATTACAAGGGAGCTTCTTTTGACCTTGGAATCAATGGCAATATGGTTCATTTATGGGACAAAGTTAGTAGATACCGTAATATGGTAGAAAACAAGATGAGCGGAGGACAACCGAATTTTGAAAGCATTGAAGATACGTTGAAAGACATTATCGGATATGCAGTGATTGGGCTCCATATCTTGAAAGCTGAAGAAAAAGAAAAGGAGTAAACCGATGAACAAGAAACTCATTACAATTGGTGGTAAAACTTACAAGTTGTTGTTCGACAGCTTTGATGAGGATATGGATATTGATTCTTTATTAAAGATTGATTATTCAAACCTTATCGGAGAACTTATCACCTTCCCAGTAATTGTAAACCGATTTGGTCAATTACTTGCTGAAGCTGAATCTCAAGTCGCAGAAGCTAAACTCAACTTGGAAGTGTTTGAAGCTAAAACCAAAGAGAGATTGAGAAGTGAATTAGCAGCCGAAAATAACGGCAAAGCTCCTACTGTCGAAGTTCTCAATAATGCGGTTGTAAGCAACAAGGCTTACCAAGCAATGAGAAAGAAGTTCATTGAGGTTCAGAAAACAAGAGACTATATCAACTCAATCTTTTGGTCAGCCAAAGATAAGAGCGAGAAGCTGGACAAACTTTCTCTCACCGTTCAGCAAGTTGATATTGCTGATTCGGTTATCGAAGGGAGAGTGAACAACGTTTTAATAAAAAGAACGAAAAAATTGATTGATTAACAATAAATTGTAGATTACAAAAATGGCAAAGAAAAGTTCAAGTGGAGGTTTGCGTTCACAGTTGAAAGCAACTCCGATTAAAAAGCTGAAAAAGCGTGTCGATGAAGACAATGAAATGGTAGGAGTTGGTAGCAACGAGTATCTGAATTTGGAAGACGGCAAAACGTTGAAAATTCGTATATTCCCAGCTCACCCTGGTGTTGAAGACTTCTATATTCCAAAGAAGTGTTACTGGCTTACCGTTGCTGGTAGGGATGGAGACCCAAGACGTACTACGGTGCTTGACTCTAAGGTTCACGGAGGTACGAAGTGGGATTTGGTAGAGGAGTATGTAAAATTCGCCAAGAAGAAATGGGCGAAAGATGCGGACAAATTGGACGCTCTTACAGGTACTGGTCAGAACCAAAACAGCCTTAATCCTTCTTACACTTGGTTATGCTACGCTGCACAAGTTACGGCTGACGAAGAGTTGCGTGCTAAGTTGTGGGAGTTCAAGAAAATGGTTCGGGATGCGATGAACAAGCTGGCGTTCTCCGAAGATGAGGATGAAGCAATTGAAGTTGACCCGTTCACCGACCCAGATGAAGGTCTGCCTATCTTGGTTAAGTACATGAAAAACCCTAACAAGAAAAAGGGTGAAAACTATTATGAAGTGTCCTTCCCGAAGAAGGTTGCTGCCCGTCCGCTTACCGATGAAGAAATTGAGTATTTCATGACTCTGAAACCGCTTACCGAAGTCATTCAGAAATACGGTATGAGAGACTTTGAACGTGCGTTGGAAGGCTTGCAGAATTTCGATGAAGAGCATGAAATGGAATTGTTCGAGGACGATGCTTGGTTGGAGCATGTTGAGGAAATTAAAGCTCAATATGATGACGAGGAAGAAGCCGAAGATGACAAACCGTCCAAAAAGAAAACTTCTAAGAAAGTTACCAAAAAGGTAGTTGAGGAAGAAGATGAGGACGAGGGTGATGATGACTCCGATGACGAAGAAGAGGAGGAAGAAAAACCGAAGAAAAAGTCAGCGAAAGCTCCTGCTAAAAAATCTACCAAAAAGGTAGAAGAAGAGGAGGATGAAGAATATGACGAGGAGCCTGAGGAAACAGACGATGAAGAAGAGGAGGACGATTCAGATGAAGCTGAAGACGATGGCTTGGACGACATGGACAGAACTGAACTGAAAAAGTACATAAAGGAAAATGACTTGGAAGTATCGGTTAAGAAGTCTATGACGGATGATGACCTGCGTGAAGCTATCCGAGAAGTGATGGGTGGCGATGACTCTGATGAGGAGGATGACGAAGAAGAGGAAGAAAAGCCAGCGGCAAAAGTTTCTCTGAAAGACATCAAGAAGAAGTTAGCAGGAAAGTAATATATAAGTAGCAACTATTATATAAGAAACTTACTGGTAATTATATGATAGGAATTATTTATAAATTTACAATTTTAGCTTCTATAAAGAGAGATAATAGCAAACCATTCTACGTTGGACAACACTGGGAGAAAAGAGGATTGAAACACTTCTTATCTTCCAGTGTTTCTAATTATCCAGGAAGTGGAGCCATATGGGAGGAGTTATATTTATTTCTCAAAAGAAAGTTCCCAACATGCTGGCGTAAACTTATCAAAAGGGAAATCTTGTTTTATTCAGAGAATTGTTCACAGAAGGCTCTTGATAGAATGGAAGAGTATTTCATCAAACATGAGAAGTCTCATTACTCCTACGAGATAGGCGGTTGTAACATATTATGGGGAACTGCTAACAACTTCGGTTCAGGAAGTCCGATGAAAGACCCAATAATTGCGGCAAAACATTCTGAGAAAATGAAAGGAAGGAGTTTTTGGACTGAAGAAAGAAGAAAAGAATTTTCAAAAAGAATGAAAGGTGAAAATCACCCTATGTTCGGAGTTCATAGATTTGGCGAACAATCACCTATGTTTGGCAAAACTCATAGTAAAGAGACTAAAAGGAAAATTTCTCAAAGATTAAAAGGCAAGAAAACAAGCGATGTTACTAAAAGGAAAATTTCTCAAAGAATGATGGGCGAAAACAACCCGATGAAGGTTAAAGAAAATACTCCTATGTTTGGTAAAATTTGGATAACTAATGGATTTGAAAATAAGTCTATATCAAAGTTATCTAAAATACCCACTGGATGGCGTAGAGGGTTTTTGAAAAGTAAAACAATAAAATCATAAATTTATGGCAAAACAAAAAAGCATTATTGATAAGATTGTCGACAAGTTCAACTCTGAGGATGTCATTAAGTTCTCCGATAAAGACGGATTCAAAGACGTGAAGAGCTGGGCACATACAGGCAGTCCTACGCTTGATTATAACCTTCGGACTTTCGGACTACCGACTGGTATCATAGAGATAGCAGGCAAGAGCCGTAGTGGTAAAACAACGTTGGGGCTTATGGCAATGAAATACTTTCTTCAGGAAAATCCAGAGGATGGTATTGCGGTCATTCTATCAAGCGAAAACCGAGATAACAAAGACTACGCATTGCAACTTGGACTTCCAGTTCATCGCATCATTATCATCAAAGTAAAATATGTCGAAGCGATGTTCATGCAAGTAAAGAAACTTGTTATGGATGCTGACGAAGTCTTGAAAGCCGAGAAGATGAAGCCCAAGTTTTTCTTTCTTTGGGATAGTCTTGGAGCAACTCTGTCGAAGTCCGAGCTTGATACAATGGAAGAGAATACCAAGAGATTGGAAAAGGAGCTTCAGAAAGGTTCAGAGGTTGAGGACATTGAGTTGAAGAACGAGAAGATGATGGCGTTTGCTAAGGAAGCTAAGAAGTTTGCGAAGTCAATCATGTCCGAAATGTACACCCATGTAATGCACTTTGTAATGCTGAATCACCAGTACGAACAAAGCACTATGGGTATAACTACCCGAAAGAGTACAGGTGGAGAATGGGTTGAGCTTATGCCTACTATTCGTTTGTCAATGAAGTTAATCAAGCATGAGAAGATTGACGATGTAGAAGTTGCTCAGATAACCGAAGTAAAGGTTGTTAAGAACGACTTTGGAAGCCGAAAGAAAACCGATATAAGGATATTGCTTGGTTATGGTATTATCTTATCTCAAGAGGATATTGACTATGGTTGCGAGATGGGAATAATCAAGAAAGAAGGAGCAAAGAAAATGAGCTTTTTGAACGGAAAGCTGACGTGGAGTTCTCCGAGAGAGTTTTTCAAACATTACTACGACCATAACAAATTGTTGGTAGTTTTGCATAACAAAATCAAGAAGTCTATGCAGAACGATTTGGTTGATTTGAAGAAGTCTCTGGCTAACGGAATTGAGGAAGAGGAGGATGATTAACAGCGTTTATAAGGAAAATGGTAATTTATGAAGAAACAAGCAATTGGAATACTTGTAAATGACGTCCATCTTGATAAGGACAACGGTGAGTTGGTGAAAGACATTTTTCGTCAGCTCATCAGTCTTTGTCGGGAATATAACACAAACCGTATATTCTGCGGTGGGGATGTATTTACCAACCGTTCAGGTCAGCCGTTACAATGTCTGACTGATTGGAAAGAGATACTTGTTATGTTATCTGAAGAGGATATTGAATTACACGTCATTCCAGGCAATCATGATAAAACGGATAGCGATGATGAGAAAAGTTATTTGGATGTTTATAGTGAGCCTTGTGTGCATCTTTATCGTAACGGTGTACGCAGGTTTATTGGCGGGGTTGTTATGGCATTCATTCCGTACTTCAAGGATGATAAGTGGCTTGAAGAATATGAGAAGGTTTGGGGTCAAATAGAAGAAAATTTTCAAGACCGAGATATTGATGCCGATACTCCGTTGATTTTGATAACCCATTCAGGGTTTGACGGAGTAGTAAACAATGATGGTTCAAGAGTATCTTCCATTATCAAGCCTTCGATGTTCGAGGATTGGACGAAGGTATTGATTGGTCATTATCATAACGCTTCTAAGTTAGCGAGTAATGTGATATATACTGGTTCTGCTTATCAAAATAATTACGGAGAGAATATCACCGACAAAGGTTTCACGGTCATATTCGATAACGGCTCAACCAAATTCGTTCCTTCTAAGTTCCCGAAGTATATCAAGGAAGTGATTGATGCTAACGACAAGGAGACTTTGATGAACCTTTTGGAAAAGTACGAAGGCGAAGAGTATGACCATATCAGATTTGTATTCACTGGTAAGAAGGTAGATTGTCAAAAGATAAACATTGCCGAGATACAAGGTAAATATGGTATAGACTGCAAATTCCAAAGTGTAGAGGAAAGAGAAGCAATTGAATTGTCTGAATCTGATAGCATTCTTGAATTTGACTCAAAGACTATCCGAAAGGACTTTATCAAATTTTGTAGTGAAAATCAAATATCTGGTAAAAGACTTACATATGGATTATCTTTGATAAAAAGGGTGTAAGTTTATCCACCGTAGTTATTAGTAGTCAAATAAATACAAAAGATATGAAACCTATTGGATACATTTATTTGACTACTTGTCTTGCTAATGGAAAGATATATGTTGGAAGACATGAATTGAATGGAGATAAGAAATACATTGGCAGCGGAGAACTTTTCAAACGAGCCGTTAAGAAATATGGTAAGGATAAATTCAAACGAAAGATATTGAGACTTTGTTATTCACTTCATGAGTTGAGAGTTTGGGAACACGTCTATATTGTTAAGCATAAATCATACATTCGTAGTATCGGTTACAATATAGCAAAAGGAGACGTTAATACCAGTGAATACAATCCTGCTAAACTTCCCGAAGTTAAGGAGAAGATAAGGAAGGCTGCTAAGAAGCGATTATCAGACCCAAGGAATAATCCGATGTATGGAAAGCATAATCCTCATACAGAAGAATGGAAGAAAAGACATTCTGAGATTATGAAAGGCAGGAAGCGTACCAAAGAAACAAAAGAAAGAATTTCAAATTCTCAAAAAGGAAAGAAAAATCATATGTTCGGCAAACACCTTTCTGAAGAAACAAAGAAGAAACTTTCAGCAGCATTCTCAGGCAAGAACAATCCAATGTATGGCGTTAGTATATCGGGAGAAAAGCATCATTTCTATGGTTCAAGGTTTATATGGATAAATAACGGAGTTATAAACAAAAGAGGCAAGATTGACGAGCCTATTCCAGAAGGATGGACGAAAGGTAAAATTCAAAAATCAAGAAAATGAAACATAAATTGGTAAAAATATATGATGTTGAAGTTGATGAAAAGAAAGGAGTAATCAATTCAGCAAAAGTTAAGGAAATATGCGATTTGAATAAAATCAATAAACCTTATATTCTAAACAAGTTGAAGAAATTCAACGTCTGTCTTCCTAATTTCGGAGGCTACATAGATAAAACAGATGAGGATGGGAACGACTATTGGAATATATTAGTTTGGTGTCTTGATGATAATAATCATTATGTAAGTGCCGTCAAAAGTATTTATGAAATGGGGGAGGAAGGAGAAGCTGCTGAAATAGTATTTGATGGTTGTGAGCACGATATACGTGTTAATTCAATAATGGCTGCCGCTTCTAACGGATACATAACTTCAAAAGAAGAATTTGAAAAATTGTTGAAATCTAATTATCTTTGGTAAGGTTATGTGGAATCCAGAAAAAATTGAAATGTATAATTTGTTTGCTCATAAAGAATCAATTTATGAATTTAAGCAAAACAAATGTGTAATGATTTTCGGAAGAAACCAAACTGACCGAAATTTAGAAAATAACGGAGCTGGTAAGACTACGTTGTTTGAAGCAATCTGTATAGCTCTTACCAATGAGAGCCTACGAGCTATCAAGAAAGATAGTTTCATCAATCGGGATGAGGAAGAATGTAAAATTGTATTTCATCTTTACAATCCTGTATTGAAAATGAAGCTCCGTATCAGTCGTCAATTCTTTCGTGGTAATAAGTCAGCAAAGATTGAGATATGGGAAAATGACAAGTTGAATAAACAAGTTGTATCGGTAAACGAAGCAAACAAGCGTGTTCTTGAGCTTATCGGAATAAGCCGTGAAGATTTGTTGAGATATTTTATTATCAGTCAGGACAATCGTTACACGTTCTTCACAGCGAGCGATGTAGAGAAGAAGGAAATCATGAACCGTATTACTTCTGCTGACATGATAAACCCAGTCATTGAGGAACTTGATTTGCGTTACAAGGAAAAGAATGCCGAATACAAGGAGATTGATGATGAGATAGGTAAGTTATCGGATAAGAAGGAACTATTGGTGGAGCAAAGAGAAGAAGTGCTTGCTAATGATAATACCGAAGAGGAGTTGACCGAGCTATCCGAGAAGATAAAAGAAGCCGAAGATGAGATTGAAGAAATTGACGGCAATTTGGAGAAGTGGAAGAAAGCGGTCAAAACCAGAGAAGAGCAAATCAAAGCCATAACGGTGGAAGATACTACTCAACTCAAGAAAGACCGAAAGAAACTCAAAGAAGAAATTGATGAGCTTGATGAAGAAGTAACCGAAACGAAAGCGATACGGAGAAAGATTCAAGCAGAGTTGAATGAAACCATAACTTGTCCGAATTGTAAACATGAATTCATAAACGAGTCAGAGCTGGAGTTGTCTGTTGAAGAAGCAAAAGGAGCTTTGAAAGAAGCCGATACGGCAATTGCCGCTGCGGAGAAGAAATTGGGCATCAAGAATAAAAAGATGAAGAAGCTCAAGACGCAGATAGCAGAAGCCGAAAGAGCTGAAGAACTTGTTGGAGAAATAGAAGATGAGAAAAGCGGTTATGAACGCAAGATAAAGAACAAAACCGAAGACAAGTTGGAGTTGAAGAACAAGATAGGTAAATGGGAAGAGGACAAACGTATCATCAAGAAACGCAAGAAAGACGATAAGTTGTTAAACAGTCTCAACCAGCGTATCGGTGAGTGTGATACCGAGATAGACCGACTGACCAAAAGTCTCTTACCAATCACCGAAGAGATGGAGACAATTAAGTTCTGGCAGTTCAATATGGGACGTTCAGGATTCATGACCTATCTTGCTAATAAATCAATCAAAATAATCGAAGGTATCACTAACAGCTATCTGAGAAAGTTCGGTGTTGATATATCGGTGTTGATTAACGGCTTCACAATATTGAAATCGGGAGAAGTCCGAGAAAAGATTGACATGTTTGTTTTGAATGACGGAGTAACTGCCGAGCTATTCATGGCGAAGTCAGGAGGAGAACGTGGACGTGTAACATTGGCAGGAGTTCTTGGTATTCAGCATCTCATAAACCTATCTACTAATGGACGTGGATTGAACCTTCTTTGCTTTGACGAATGTTTTCACGGAATGGATAGCAAGGGTCAAGAAAATATCATTAAAATCTTTGAAAAAATGGGTATAACTATTTTGGTGATAACCCAAAATGTTAGTGAGTCTTTCAACAACGAGAACACACTGTATGTGGTTAAAGAGAAGGATGTCAGCCGATACGTGTAAACTTCTCAAAGTTTATTATAGATAATATGAACTGTGTAAACTTTTATTATAGATGGAAAATAAAGAATGGATTAAATACATAAAAGACAAGAAGTTGATTACAATTGACCCTGGCAAAGAGGGTGGAATTGTAGTGTTTTCTCTTGATAGAAATGAGTTCATCGCAGTAGTACATATGCCCGAAACTCCTCAGTTTTTAGAGGAGTTTTTGAATAAGTACAAGAACAACTCCGTATGTTATCTTGAAAAAGTAGGAGGATTGCCAGGAATGGGAGGCAGTTCCATGTTTAATTTCGGCAAAGGTTTTGGACACTTGGAAATGGCTCTTATATGTAAGAAGATACCGACTATGGAGGTAACTCCTCAGAAGTGGCAGAAGGAGTTACAATTGGGCAATAAAGGTAAGAAAACGACTACTCAATGGAAAACGAAACTCATGGAAAGAGCTCAACAACTTTATCCGAGCGTAGGGAAACAATTCAATCTTAAAACAAAACAGGATTGGACGAGAGTTTCAGACGCTCTGTTGATTTTGGAGTACGCAAGAATAACTGAAAAACGAAGATAATATGGTTAAATTTATTTGTAAAAACGAAGATTGTAAACGAAAGGGAGTTGAAGATGAATACTACTCAAACACCTATCGGATAGTCAATGGACATCTTCAAAGCAATAACGCTCCTTGTCCTTGTTGTGGTCAAATAAGAGAGGAAATCAATCCAAACAAGGATATTCCGCTCAGTCAAAAGAACATTGACATTGCTAAGTATTCCAGTGCTTCACCCGAAGCTAAAAGAGCGATGTTGAAGAAACGTTCTCATGACCATTACGAGAAAGAAATCAAACCTTTCAAGGAACATCAACTACACGAAACAGTGAAGAATTTCAAAGAAGCAAGTAAAAGTTGATGTTATGGGATTAGAGAGCATGTACTTCAAAGCCGATTATCATTACAAGGCGAAACTTGTAAACAAATGGATTGCGATAATCAGATACTCACCAAACGAGAAGCGAGTCAAGGCGTATAAAAATTTGGTATTCAAAATGATGAAAGATATTGTCAAGAAAAACATTGCCAATTATCTCAATCTGCTTAACAATACCGAAGCGAAGGACATGCCAGATAGGGATGAATTGGTAGCAGATTGTTATATTATTTTTGATAAGTGTTTGGAGAAATATATCATCAAAGGTAATTACAATTTTTACTTCTATTACAACAAGTCTCTATCAAGAAATTTTTACCGAGATTATCAGAAGGAGTTACAGAGGAGCAATGGTCACGTAGAAATTTCAGAAGCGTTGGAAGCGGTGAATAAGGGGTTTCACGATTATCAGGAGCCTGATACCACGGAGCTTTTAATGGGGCACTTTGGTTTGGATGAATTAGAAAAACGGATATGTCGTTCAAGAATGTTAGGACAAAAAACTTCCGAGTTCTTGAAGGAAAATCCAGACGTAACAAATGGACAATATTCACGTTGTCTGAAAAGAATTAAAGAAGTTTTAACAACATCTCAAGAGAAAGGAGAAATTTGATATGGAAGTCAACATTTATCAGAAAGCTATTGAACAGTTGGTATTGGAGGGCAATACAATCCTTCAAGTGTGTACTCCGAACAAAGATGAGTTCTTGTTCTTTGCCGTATATAAATGGCAAGAAGGGTATTTCAACACGGCTCAATCTATTGATTTCAACACAGTAGAAGGGGTGAACATTACAGAGTTCCTTACTAAGAACGCAGCAATGTGCTCTAACAGAACAAACTTTATGTCGTTATTCAACCGAGTAATGGAAGAAGGAGTTTTGGTGCGTTGCGAGTTCACGAAGGGAGCGACTTGGTTCAAGTGGGCTGCCCCGAATGGTACAAAGAAACTGTAAGAGAAATGAAGCCGAGTAGATATCAAAGTACAATTTATAAAGTATTCCAAAAGACAAAGAAAGATATCAACATCTCAGCGGTTGCGGGTTCAGGGAAAACTACGGTATTATTGGAATTGTTGAAATACATTCCTGATGATGCAAGTTCCCTGTTCCTTGCTTTTAATAACTCAATCATTGATGAGTTAAAGGAGCGAAACAAAAGAAGGGATGTTGAAATCATGACTATACATTCTTGCGGTTGGCGGTCAATATTAAGTCGCTACGGAGGAAGAGTGAAGATGAATCCAAACAAGGGTATTGCTAAAACGGAACGAGCGTTGAAAGGTTTTGAAGGCATTCCCGAACAGAAGCGAGGTTGGTACTATTTTATTATCCCAAAGATACTTGACCTCATGCGTTGTAACCTTTGCGATAATACCGAAGAAGCAATCAACGAGCTATCCGAACACTATGATTTGAATATCGGAGAAATGGAAGTGAAGGTTGCTATGAAAGCGTTTGAGCTTCTTATCAAAGATAAAGGACAGTTTGATTTCATGGACATGATATACGTTCCTGTGACTGACCCTTCGATACGTTTCAGAAAGTATGATTATGTATTTTGCGATGAAAGTCAGGACTTCTCAATATGCCAACATCAGTTCATAAAGAATTGCTTGAACAGAAAAGGAAGGTTGGTGACTGTAGGAGATAAAAGGCAAGCAATATACGGCTTCGCAGGAGCCGACGCAGAAAGTTACGAACGACTGGCGAACATTAACGGGCAAGCAATTAAACTGCCTTTGAGTGTATCTTATCGGTGTGCCGTTAATATCGTGAAGGAAGCTCAGAAAATCGTACCTGAAATTTCATACGCTCCAAACGCTGATGAAGGAACAGTCAAGGATGGAAGCCTGACCGAGATAGAGCAGGGTGATTGGATACTTTGTCGAAATTTGAAACCATTAGTTCAAACCTATCTTTGGTTAATGAAGAACAAAATCAAATCAAAGATAAGAGGCAAAGAGATTGGCGAGGGTATTCTTGGTTTGATAAGCAAAACAGGAGCTAAGACAATCAACGGCTTGTTCTCTATGCTTGAGGTTGAAAAAAATAATCTATTGAGAAAATTGGAGAAGCGAGGAGTGCGGAAACCGAGCCTACACCCGAAGATGGAAGCGCTTCAACAAAAGATAGAAGTTATTGAATGTCTTTGCGAGGAGGTTGAAAGCGTACATGAATTGAAGAAGCTAATTAACAACATATTTAGCGATGATATTAAGGGCATAATGTTATCTACTATTCATAAGGCGAAAGGCTTGGAGAATGACCGCATTTTCTTTTTAGCACCTGAATTGATACCAAGTAAATATGCTACTCAACCTTGGCAATACGAACAAGAGCAAAACCTTCGTTATGTCGCAATTACAAGAGCAAAGAAAGAACTAATATATGTTTGGGGAAATACTTTCAACCAAGACATCAAAGACAGAGTTATTATTCAAAAATAGAAACATTATGGAAGATATTGGAAAGAAAGCTCACGATGATGAGTTCAACAAGGGGAAAGAGGATATTGGTAAAGCTCCGAGAAAGTTCATACCAGCCGTTCTTGAAGTAGATATGGATATTGTAGCTGTATCTATGGGAAAGTTGGTTGCTGAATATAAAGTTACCGAAGCAGGAGAAGACAATGCGACCGCTGAAAGTCCTTCGGGAGTTGAATTGGTAGTATCGAAGAATGTGAACTCAAATGGTTCTGTCGTCAAGGTATCAGGCGGTGTAGAATATACTGCCGACTACTATGTTATGATGGAAGATATGAAGAAGAGAGTCAGCAATCAAGCGATTATAAACGCAATGACTGCTTCACTTTCAGAAGGAGCTACAAGGATTGCTAAAATCAGTGCAAGCTCCGAGACTTATGACCTTCAATCGGCTCAAGCATCTATTGACCAAACTTTGGAAATGATATATAATAAGTTCGGAGTTTGATAATGTTTCCATATTCTTGACGTTTTGTTGTGAGAGGAGGGTGTCGCAAGGCATTCTCCTTTTATTTTTACAAAGTTATTAAATACAAACCATTAAATTGTAAAGTTATGGCACGGAAATTTACACCCGAAAGGATTGACGAATTGAAACCAGACGAGATATTTGTCTTTGGTTCCAATATGAATGGGGCTCACATGGGAGGAGCTGCCCGCATAGCCTACGAGAATTTTGAAGCAACTTGGGGCGAAAGCGAAGGATTGACTGGACGTTCTTATGCAATACCAACTCTTGACGAGAACATGGAAAAGGTATCGGAGAATGCTTTGGAAGCGAGTATTGACAAGTTCATAGACTTTGTATTGAATAATCAACAATTGACGTTCTATCTGACAAAGATAGGTTGCGGAATTGCTGGTTGGGATATAGAGGACGTGAAGCGGATATTTTGGAATGTAGTTGATAGCTACAATCCAGTACCGTTGGAAGGAAGAGGATTGCCCGCTAATTTAATAATCCCAGAAGAGTTTAACCATGAAAAATAAAGTTCCGAGAAAGCTCAAGAAAGAGTTACGCAAGGTTGAATTCATAGAACAATCTGCTGCTTATGTAGCTACGCCAGTTTGTATAGTTAAGCTCAAAGAAGGTGTTAAGTTGAATAAATGGACAAAACGTCTTGTTAACAACATATACCGAGAAAAGAAAAGAGCTTATATACAAAACAATCTCAGGGTATTGAGTATTTGGTAATATGAAACAACTTGATAAAGAAAAGATATTGAATGGTGAACCAGTGTTTCCGTTATCCGAGCCGATTATTGACAAACCAGAGTATTTGCTTTGTTCGGCAATTCGTAGAGTAGAAGAGAGAGACTGTCAAAAAGTTTATTGGCCAAAGTACCAAGACATCTACAAAATTAGAATTTGTAAAGGTAGAAAGAAATGACACTGAAGGAGCTTGAAGACATATTAATGTTGAAAGATGAAAATGTAGAGGTACGAGAAGACAATCCATTCGCTTTTCGTATCTTCATTTATTCACTAAGGGGAAAGCGTATGATATTGTCATATTTAGATAAGATAAAAGAATTTCGGGTGACCAAAATATCCGACTACCCAGACCAAGGCAAACAATATCCTATTTGCGTACTACGTATGGAAAGATTGCGTATAGTGAAGAAAAGGAAGAAACCGAAGCGAAACGCAACCGATAAGACTTGATACGCAATTATAAGTATAGGTAACATTGTAAATCGCAAATTAAAGATGGAAGATAAGAAACAAACGGTTATCCCAGAGGATGTTGTAAACCCAAAGGAGTATAAGAAGATGCTTGCCTTGGAAAGACACCCTATTATTCGCAACACTACCTATATAAGTAGCGAAGGTGATGAAATCAATATAGGTATGCTGCCTCATAGGTTGAAGAAATACATAGAACATCTCAGTCCCAAAGAGCAAGAGGATATATTGGAGCTCAAGAGAAAGTATAATCAGATGCGGGCAAAGATAAGCACCGCAAAGTCTCTTGCTTATGGGAGAGCTGGGAGATACGGAGGAGCAAAGAAGGAGGATTTGGCTATATACAAACTCAGTCCGTTTGAGGAAGATATTATTGAGCTCCTTGGGCGTATGTTTACCGTAGCGGAGGTTGTAAAGATAATGGGCGAGGATAACGGAGTAATTGTCAACGAGGACGATGTCAAGGGAATACTGAAGAAGCATATCGTTGAGATTGAGAGAAAGCGTGAGGAGTTCCGAAACCGAGTAACTGATGTCAGACTATATAACAAGAGACCAAGACTGGAGGAGCTTGCTTGGATGTATTCCAAAATGAAGAATAAGTATATTGCTCTCAATTCGATTGACTCTTACAACGCAATGCTTCGTACCTTGGAGCAAATACGCAAGGAAGCAGAAGGAGACATTCTCAATATAAACGGAGTAGTTGATGTCAATATCGAAGTAACAATCCAAAATCATATTCAGAAGGAAATACTCAAAACAATAAACCTCAAAGAGATTATCTTGGGGCGTGTAGCAGCACGTATGAACTATGACCCGAAGAAATTGGTTGCTGGTTTACATAATAGCTACTATGCGAAGTTTGTCGATATATCGGGAGACTATGACGAGAATGCTGAAATGAGCTATCCTTCCAATTCAGCCTACGATTTTGCTATGATAGAACGTACTGCTGGACGAGAGGTAATGGATGTCAAGGCAGAAGATGTTACCGAAGCAGAACACTCCTCAGCTACGAATGTCAAAGACTTGTTCTTGTCTAAGATACGCAAGCAAAAGCAAGATATGGAAGCACGTCAGGCAGGATGGGACGCAGAAGCCGAAAGGAAAAGACCTGTTGCGGAGGATGAAACTCCAATAGACCGTAATACTAACGGACGAGGTAAAGACAAGATACCACCGAGCAAGACGAAAGCAGGTCAGTACAAGAATAAAAATAAAGACTACTTCACGGGAGATAAGAAAAAGAAATAAAACATTGTAAAAGACATTTATTATGAAAATAAATATCGGAACGACTAAAGGTAATATTGTCGGATTTGAGATTGATAAAGAGTTTGATGATATTAGATACAGTGAAGATATTCATCCAGTGATTGTAAACCGATTTGGAACTGACGTGGGGATAATCGGTTGGGCACCTTGGAGTGATATACAACCTATTGATTTAGTAGGAAATTTAACAGATGAAGAAATTGAAGAATTATGATAGTAATTAAAAATAAACCATTCCCTTTGGTAGATATAAAATAATCAACCTTTGCGGAGTTCTATTTGTAAAAGGTGATACCGTTTCACCCGAAGATTATAACCACGAGAGCATACACACGGTACAGATGCTTGAGATGTTTGTTATTGGGTTTTATCTTTGGTATGTTATAGAGTATCTTTTGATAAGATTATTTCATAACAAGCAATCCGAAGCCTATCACGATGTATCGTTTGAGGAGGAAGCTCATAACAATGACCAAGATTTAGGATATTTGAAAACTCGCAAAGTTTTTCAATATAGATGGTTTAAATATGTTAGAGTTAATTCAGCAAAGTAAAAGAGTTATGGAGACTTATAGTACACCGAAACAAGGAACGTACTATTTCAGCGTTCCAAATTTTGACGGTACTTTTAGCCGTTATTCTACTCCAGTAGAAGTTATTGCAGAAACAAACAAAAGTTATAGAGTGATACTCAAATATCCTATTCGTGGACACTTGGTAGGAGACAAGATTTGGGTAATCAAGAAGAACGTACATATTGAAGAAGTTGTTAAGAAAGAAATTGACGTAAACGAATTTTGGTATAGCAAAGATTGATTTTAATTGGTACCTATTTTTAAAGTGTCTCATGTATCGTGAAGCTCTGGGCTGTGAAGTTCGGAGCTTTTTTATTGGGTTTTTCTGTTCATTTTGCTAAAGAAAAGTTAAATCTTGCCCAAAATTAAAAAATTTCCCAAAAATAATTGGTAAAAAGTTTTGCCGTTTCGCAAGAAGTTCGTACCTTTACTTCATGAAGTTAAAGATAACAAAGTTTCTTAACAAAAAAAACAATAAGTTTCAAACCAATTAAAATCAAAGTAATATGGCAACAAAAGCAAACAAGACCGTAAAGGTGGAAGACAGCAAGAGTGTAACGAACGCAGTTGATAACTTCGATGCTCCTGTAATGGACGAGCGTATCTTGAAGTTGAACGAATTGAAAGCCGTTAAGATGGCTAACCTATCGAAAGGCAAAAGACCTGCTGCAAAGGAAGCAAAAGAACTTGCTACCTATATTCTCAACAACTGGGATAATCTTGCCGAGTTGAAGAATATCAAGAGCGAGGATGTAACGAATGAAGACCTTCAGAATATCTTGGCCAGTCGCTTGAAGAATTTTGAAGACGCAAGCAAAGCAGCCGAGAAAGCGGTCAAAGAAGTAGAGAAGGCAGCGAAAGCTCCGAAGGCTAAAACCGAGAAGAAGGAAGAGAAGAAAGCTGCCCCTGCTAAGGCAAAGAAGGCTGATAGCAAGAAAGCAGAGCCGAAAGCGAAGGAAGAGGAACAGTCGAAGGAGAAACCAGCTAAAACTGCCCGCAAAGTGGGAGACGTTCACCCGAAGCACCCGACTTGGGTATGGACTGAGTACGCTGAAGGAAAGTTCGATTGGAGAACCAACCCAGCCGACAAGACGCAGGGTCAGAGAACGGACAAGGCAGCGACTTCTGAAAAGAAGTCCGAGCCTAAGAAAGACACGAAGAAGACAACAAACAAAAAGGTGGCCAAAGGTGGTAAGGTTGAAACTAAGAAGGAAGAGAAACCGAAGGAACTGACAATTGACGAGTTTGTTGCTCTACCTTCCAAGAGTGCGAGAGGTAACAAGAAACCGAGCGAAGCCCAAAAGGAAGCATTAAAACTTGTTATGAAAGGCTACCGAGTAACCGATGACCATAAGTTCTTTGAGAACGCAGAAGGCGATAAGAAAGCGTGTAATTGGGAAAGTGTAGTTGCTATGCTGAAGAGATACGGAATGGAGTACATACCTTCAGGATTGGTGAAATGAGAAAAGTAACATTGAAAGAAGCAGTTGAGGAGCTTGGTTTGGGGTGTACTCTGATAAAAGCTCCTACTGCTAAAACAACCTATCTTATTGATAGGAAAATAGAGATTAACGGAGTATGGACAGCTTGTTCAGCTCAAAGAGTACGCAAGGATGGTAGTTACAGTACACGTACAGCATTCAAGATTGACGAAACCTTTTATATTGAAGAGAAATGACCGAAGTGAAAGAAAATAGCCTGATTGTAGAACTTCGTACCTTTGCCAAGTTAATCGGAGAAGAAGGAAGACAAGCGGAGTTCTACCGTCAGATGCTACAAGACGCAAAGCCCATAGAGGTTGTAAGACTATCCGAAGTATTCAACCCAACCGAGATAAAAGCAATAAAGAGGTTTGTCAATCCGAAGGTCAAGGAATGTTACCGCAACGCAACTCTATTCTCTCATATCTACCCAGATGTCAAATATGTCGAAGGAAAGATGACTTGCTGCGGAGTGTTCGGAATAGAGCACGCTTGGAATAAGGTAGGCGACAAGTACGTTGATATCACTATGGAACTTGTTCTTGACCGAGACCCAACGAAAGAGGAGTATATGGCTTTGGGAGAGTACGACCAAGAAACCGTTGTTAGCATCTGTACCGAGTTGGGTTGGTATGGAAATATCTATCCTATATTGTATAACAAGCAAAAGACCGAGAAATGAGCAAGAACGACTTACAGAAGGTCAAAGCCTTCTACGCAAAGCAAAGTGAATGTCCGAGCCTTAAATGGACAAGGGATGCTAACCGAGTACAGAGAGCCGTTTGTACCAAGGAAGGAAATGCAGGAGGAGCTTGCAAGTATAATCTTTGCCCCAAAGTTAATAGTAACAAACAATCGTAAATTAAATTGGTATGACAAAGACAACCGTAGCAAAACTCAAGAAAGGAGAGTTTTTCAGACTATCCGAGAGCGAGACAGCTCCAGTTTGGATAAGAGGTGAATATGTACGTTCTGAAAAGAAGTACTCATGTACGAAGTTCGATGATATAAATCATGAGAACTGGTTTAAGGGAAGCAAGGAAGTATTTATTGATTTTGAATTTTAACAATATGGGAAAGTTATATGACCGCTTACAGAAGCAATTGAAATCGGAGGAGTACAAGAAGGATGCGGAAGAGTGGATTGACTCCTCAGTCAAGAAAGCCATTTTGGTAGATAAAACGAATAATCAAATAACATTGTTAAAGAATGAGTAAAACATTAGTAGAAGCAATGCCTGAGCTTGAGCAGATAGCAAAAGAGCTTGGTATCAAAGTAAACAACTATAAAGTCATTGAGGAGTATCGGAGACGACACCCTGAAGAGTTCAAAGAAAAGGAGGATAACAATGGAAAAGAAATATAAAGTAGCAAAGACTATCAACATACTGTTTAGTATAGGAGTAGTCATAACGATAATGCTTTGTGCGTACAATGCTTGGAGCCTGAATGGTAAGTACACTTGGTTCAGTTTCTTTGCTTCTTTGGTAATGCACGGAGCGTTTGGAGTAATGATATATTGCGGAGTTGATTGGATACTCCGTAGAGTGTTTCACCAAATTAAGTAAAGATGAGAAAATTGATTATGTTGCTAATGTTAGTTATCGTATCAGTTTGCGAGATTAACAGTTACCAACCAGTTCAGAACGAAGAAAGAACAGATGTAGTAATACAAGAAGAAAAGCGAGAGCCGAGCGAATGGGATATATTCGTTGAAGCTCTTATACAAGTAGAAAGTGAAGGCAAAGCGGATGCGGTAGGCAAAACCAATGACGTGGGGATATTACAAATAACTCCGATATACGTCAAGGATGTCAACCGCATTCTTGGTGAAGAGAAGTATGACTTGAGTTGTCGTACCGATACCGAGAAGAGTTTGGAAATGTTTGAAATCTTACAAGGTCATTACAATCCCAGCAAAAGTATTGATAAAGCGATTAAGCTCCATAATCCAAGAGCTGGGCAAAGTTATCGTATAAAGATAATGAATCAAATGGAAATTATAAAATCAAATTTATCATGACAAAAGAAGATTTCAAAAAGAAGTATCACGGCAAGTCTGTAAAGATTGAACCGTCAATACAAATTCAGCATTTTGGAGAGATAGCTGAAAGACCGAGAAGGATTCAAGAGATGTGTAAGCTCATGGGCTTGGAAGCTCATCAAGTTACCGTTCCAGCTCCGTATCTACTTATCACAATAGTGGATAAACAACAAGAGTTCAAAACAAACGCTGAACCGCTTACTCCAATAGATGAGCAGGAGTTCTTGGATGATTTCAAAGAAGCTCAAGATGAACAGGAGTTTGGTAGAGCAAAGAAACTACTTGCTGACTTCAAGATTGATTACAGCTCTATAACAAAGAAAAACAAATCATGTACCTCAACGGATATGGTTGACGAAGGCTTCATTCAGGGTTACACTTCAAACGAAGCGAGCTTATAGTGGCATCCAATGGGTAGGCGTGTTTTCTTCGTTCGTGGAGAAGGAGCGTTTGAACTAACCGATAAAATGGAGGAGAATGCCTGAGACGAGAGAACGTGACCCAAGACATAACTTCATAGACTTCGTTGAAATGTTCTTCGTTCCTATTTGGGAAGAGCCGAAAGAAGGACAAATAACAATAATCGAAGTTCCACGCCAGAAGTTCACGAGAGAGCAAAGAATAATGTTAAACAAATTAAAAGAACAAGCGCAAGATGTCGAATTTGAAGAAATTCAAGGTTAAGTTCTTTGGTAGCAAAAACCGAAAAGAACAAATCAAACAAGTTAAAAATCTTATCGTTGACGCTCCGAAGCGAGAAGCGGTTGAGGATGTACTCCGTCACCAATACGGCTACGAGGTAATCAACGGATTGAAAATTCACGATTATGAAGGAGAATGAAAACATTGACCCTATGCTTGAGGCGAAAGCTACTTGTTTAGGCGGTTGTCTGACTATGATAGTCTTGGGTGTATTGTTAGCAATAGTCCTATTCCTTACCAGCTGTAACGGAGGGTTTGAACGCAAAGACCCAAGGGCAGTAACATATCGGGAGAAGGTAAGTGATACAGATACTTCGGAGGTATGGAGAAACGTCACCTATGAGCTTGTAAGTGTGACGTATGATACTGTTCCGAAGGTACGGAGGGAACGAAGTACCATAGAGCCTGAAATTTTAGCTCCGAAGGTTCAGACCATACCGAAAGACCGTGTTGATTTGAACGATTATCTTGGTAGCCCAGACGATGATACTGACTGGAATTATACCGAGATAGACGATGACCAACAAAAGTATCTTGATAGCATAGGAGTTTATTGGGATAGCAACAAAGGATATTGGCGAAAGCGTTAAAAGTTTGGGCATTTTAGTTAAAAGCGGAATTTCTACAAAGATTTTTCGCTTTTTCTTTTGCCGTTTGTAAAATAGTTTCTACCTTCGTATTGTAAATAACAAAGAAAATGAAAACAAGAGTAGTATTTCCAGTCATAGTCCTTGTAGTTGCAATAGTAGCTAATTGGATTTACATAGAAGTAGTTTGGGGAAGTTTCCGAAACTTTATGAATGCTTGTTTAATCAAGTCGCTTATCGGAGTAGGATGTTTGGTAGTTATATTGTTAGCAATGTTAATAATCTCAAAAATCAAGAAATAATGAAAAAGATATTGTATGCAATTGACGGACGTTTCGGCAGAAGAGTTCTGAAGGAACAATACAGAGGGTATTGGAGACTTATGACCTATGGTACATTGACTATCCTATTTATAAGGTTTGTAATGTTCCCGATATTAGAATGGTGGCAAGGTGTTGTAGATTTTCTGAACTATGTAATTTGGGGTTGATATGAAACGTATGACTTTCGGAGAAGCTGAATCAATCAAACCTAACAAATCAGTTCAGGCGGTATTGTTCGATGGGGAGTTGGTAGGTTGGCTTTATTCCTCATACAAAAACCTTCTTTCTCCTATCGAAGAAGTATTTTGGTCAATCAATCTAACTAAGGAGCAAGCAGATAAAGTATCATCAAAGAATGATGAATCAGAAGATGTTGGATTTTATCAAGTGAACCTTCGTTTAGCAGATAATCAGAAATATGCAGATTTATATGTAATAGCAAAAAGAATATACAATGAACTCTGAAACGGCTCAAAGGGTATTATCCAAGATTGATTGGGAGGTAAAGAAGCAAGAACGCTTCTTGAACCTTGTAGGCAGAGCCAATCGAATGAAGCCCAAAGATAGGGATGCTGTTTTGAAGAACGCTCTTTGGGTAGATGGCACGGTTGAAGGACAAGTTCAGTATTGTTTAAGGAAGAGAGAAAAGTTGTTGAAGGCTTATCGAAAGTTATACGATAAGTGGATGAAATAGCAATGAATCCAAACACATAGCAAGGTTGCTCGTGAACTCCAACCTTCGGGGTGATAAAAGACTTCGGAGGAGAAACTGGAACTCACGAGCAATCATATTTTTATTGTATGACGAAACGTAACAATACCAAAGATAACCGCCAAAAAAGATTTTGCTATAAGGGGGGGTTTAGGGGGGTTTATATGCGAGCGTGAGCGAGCGTGCGTATGTACATACGTAAAGCAAAATCAAGAAATAAAGACATAATAATTGATGAAGACGTTAGTCTTCAATGAAGGGGGGTGCCAACCATAGTTATCCTTCCCAGCGTTTAGATAAGCATTATGAAGTTTGAACAATCAAGAATAAGCGAGAGTTTGATACAGTGTGAATTATATCACCGCTGTCGTCAAGAAGGCATAGACGTTTACCCAGAGTATAGTTGTACCGTAAACGGCAAGGGATGTAGATTTGACTTGGTTATTTTAGACGGAGAAGAGGTTGTTATGATAATCGAATGTAAGAGCCGAGAAAGTTGCAAAGTACCAAGACGAGGTAAACAGTATCAAAAGTACAAAGGAACTGGACTACCAGTCATTTATTGCGTACATTTGGATATGATAGAACATACAATGACAAAGATTAAGTTGAATTTAGCACATAGGAGAAAGAAGAAATGAATTGGATTAAGAAATTTGCTCAATGGCTTCTATCGGAGGAGCTTGCGGAAGAAAGAAAGCATTATCAGAAAATCAATGACGACCTACGAGCCGACAAGGAAGCATTGGAAAAATCGAACGAAGGTTTTGAGACGTTTAGCATTCGGGAGACGTAAACACCTTGTATCTCAATTAATGCTTGAGTGTATAGTAAAGTGCTTACCAGACCCAAATGCGGTAGGAACAAGAGGCATAACCGCTTCGGATATCAAAATGCGTAACATGGGTTTTGTAGATGAGCTTGGTGGAAGGCAGTACGACCATAAGTGCTTCGTCAAGGAAATAACCGCTCATGAAGGAGAGCGAGGAGCGATTGTCCACATAACCGACTACAACATGAATATCTTCATTCCTCTGAGAAAGGAGAATGTCAGTTATGAGGTGTACGGTGTTCAAACCGCAATTGAGACTTACTTCTGGGACTTTTATGGAGCTGGTATAAGAATGTTGAGCGGAGAAGCGTGGGCATTAGCCACAGAGTTTATAAGAGCACAGAACAACGTATTATCAGAATTTAGACAAGAAGGTTTGTTATGAAACTAAACATTTGGAAGGAAGGTCAAGACGATATTCAAGAAAAGCTCCGTGAATATCCGAGCCTTCAAAAATACTACGACATGGTAGCAAAGGAGCTTGGTTGTAAGGTTGAAGAAATAACTTGTCTTGATGTTCACCCTGATAACGAGAGGAGTGATGAGGAAGGTTGGCAAGTGGAATCATTCTTTCCGAGAGGTATTGACCCGCAAACCGAGATTATTGATGACGATTATCATACCAGTGATTTTTCTATTGGTAGCGTCATTCGTCTTAAACAGGATGGAATTGTATTCGTAGCTGAAACAAATGCTTCTCCGTGGATTGTATATGCTAATCTAAACAATATAGAAGCATGGTCAAAGTAAGAGTCAGTCAGATACCCGAAGAAAGCGGCAAACCGAAGTATCAAAAGAAGATGAAAACCTCAACGAAGAAGGCAAAGGACTTTGACGATGAGGAAGATGATGACGACTACGGAGAGGAGCCTGAGGAGGACGAGCCGAAGCGGTTGAAGAAAACCATGATTAACTTCGGAGAGGAAGGAATTGTAATATCAGCCTATGACCTCAACTGTATCGAAAAGGATATGAGGTTTGTTGAGAAACCGACTGCTCACTGGGAGTTCGGAATAACGATAAACAAAGGACTCAATCCAGGGCAGTTCATCAATAAAACCGACCTTTCTATGTGGTATATGAAGGAGGAAGTCAGGGATGATAAATGGGACAGATTGATGGAACTCCTGAAATTAGAAGGTCTCAACGTTATCGAAATTTAGTAAACAGTTATAATACCGTTACATTTTGTTAAATTTAATTGTAAAGAAAAATGAAAAAGTATGAATTGGTGAGAGCCGTGTCCGAAGCTACTGGACAGACTCAGGAAGTAGTGAACAAAGTAATTGACGCAATGTGCCTGATTATAGTGAAGGTTTGCGTGGAAGATGGAGACGAAGTGAACCTGCCTACACTTGGTAAGTTCAAGCAGAAAATTAATCCTGCCCGCAAAGGTATCAATCCGTTGACCAAGAAGCCGTTGGATGTGAAGGAAAGTCATACGCTGAAATTCACTCCGACTACTACTATCAAGAAGGTGATTGAGCCGAAACCTGCGAAAAAAGCTAAGAAGTAACAAAAGACTTCTCAACCTTGTGCAATTCGGAGAACGGAGATTGGCGAATTTTGTTTGCTTTTCTCCGTTTCTTTTTCTACCAAAGTTTATAATTACAATTTAACAAAGTAAATGTAAAAATGAAAGCGATAACAAAGAAAGACAAATTGCCGAAGTTCCTTGTTGTGAATGACGAGCCTGAAAAGAAGCCTTGGAATAAACACCTTCTCAAACCTTATAAGAAGGGAGAACTTGTCAAGGTAGCTCCGTTTGAGGAACAAGTAAGAAACGACAAGTATGACGACCAGTTCAAGTACGTGAAGCCGAATAACGACCCAGAACATTTTCGCAAACGTTACGTGGTTATATATCGTAAAGACGAAAACGACAAATTTACTTTGAAATATACCGAAGGATGGGAATCATTTGATTTATTAACAAACAATAAAAAGAAGTAAAAGATGAAAAAGTTAAAGAGATTTATTTTGAGCATGTTGCTTACAAAGCAAGAACGAGTAATGATTTGGAACGCTCTTTGGTTCTCCAATCACACTTACAGGAGAAGGGGAAATGTAGATGGTGCTGCCGCAGTACAGATGGTGATGAACAGAACTGAGGGGTTAATCGTACCGAAGGGCAGAACATTCTCCGAGAAGGAAGTTGCCGAGATTGTGGACGAAGTTCTACATGGAGCCGCAAAGGCAAGTGAAGAGTTCCTTTCAGACATTGCTCGCAGAGAGTTCCGAAAAGGTTACAAGAAAGGAAGAAGCGAAAGAGTAATTGAAGAAATTGCTGAACCACTCAGACCTTTCGACAGACCGATACACGTTGAGGAGAAAGACGGCAAATTGGAGGTTGATATGGAACTCAACGAAGGCATGGAGATTGACCGTGAGAAGTGCGAAACTTGCGATGCCCGTGAAGGCTGCATTATCTTTGCTATGATATTCGGTCAGGACAAAGAAGAGGATGCCGCAGGTGACTCTGATAAAGCGACTGAAGGCGAAGATACCGAAGGAGGAGAGAAAACCGAAGAGCAAGCACCCGAAGGCACGGAAGGACACCACGAAACTCCGAGCGAAGAGGAGAAGAAAGAAGATGAAGGCAAATAAGTCTCTTTGATTCATATAGAAACCGTGTGGACAAGGTTAATACCTACGTTGCACGGTTTCATCATTTAATAACAAGATATGATAAAAAGTAATTACATAGTTCACGACTGCGAGACAGGAGGTTTGGATGAAAATCTTAATCCGATAACGCAGTATGCCGCAATTGTTCTTGATTATAAGACTTTGAAAGAGGTTGACCGTTGGGAGACTTTCGTCAAGCCTTATAATAATTTGGTAATAGAGCAGGAAGCTCTTGACCGAACAATGGTAAGTATGTCCGATATTAACAAGGGGATGGTATTGAAAGACTTCGTAGCAACCGCAACGGAGTTTTGGGAAAACCATAGAGCGAAGTCAAAGAAGAAGAAGGAAATGGGACGTTTGATATCAGTAGGTCATAACATTCCCTTTGACCACCGTATGTTATCGTATGCTTTGAATTTGAGAAGCAAAGATTTTTGGTTTTATATTTACGATAACTTTATTGATACCTATCCTTTGGCTAAATTAGCATTTGGACTTAATGGAGACGAAAAGATAAACTTGGGAGCAACGTGTGAAAGGGCAAAGATACGACTTACAGATGCTCACGGAGCTATGAATGACGTAGAAGCGAATGCCGACTTGTTCCGTTGGTTTGCTAAGAAGCTCCGAGCGAAGAAGGGAGAAGGAGCTGTTGAGGCTTCAGACGGCAGAGCGAAGGGTGCGGAGTTCTTTGAGTTTAAGTGTGGAGCAAAATAAGCTAACAAAGTTTATAAAAGTACAACGGAGCAAAACTGGTTGTGAGAAGTCGTAACAAAAATGGTAGTGTAGAGTGCGTTGAACTATCTACTTAATAGCAATGATTGCTCCGTTCTTATTAAGAATAAACAGTTATAGTAATCAATAAATGTAAATTAAAATCGTATGTCTGAAACAAATGAAACTCCGAAACGTAAACGGAGAACAAAAGAAGAGATTGAAGCTGCAAAGGCAGCTGGTACTTACAAGCCGAGAGGAAGAAAGAAAGTTGAGGAAGCTCCGAAAGAAGCAACCACTGAACAGAAGGCTCCTGAGGAGTTCCAAGCCAAACCTACGAAACTGCCTGCTGAGCAATCCGTTCTTATCATGGCTTGTCTTCAGCCTGAGGTTTCAAGAAAAGTTACCGACTACGCAAAAGAGAAAGGTGTTGAGGTTGTAATTCTTGAAGACCGAGTTATTCACGACTACTTGAGCGTCAGAGACCGAGAAGATAAGGAAGTGAGAAGTTTGAGAGACTTCCTGAATGATACTTCTAATCGTTTACATGCTGAAGACCAATGCGTGAAGCTATGGATGATACTTACGAAGGGTCAACCGATTGAGAACGCAGAGCAACGTGTATTTACGAGAACGGAGGTTGTTAAGGCGACCAACCTGACTCATAATAAGGCTGACCAAGTCTTTCAGTTACTCCGAGCCTTTGGAATGTTACGCTTTACAAAAGGGCATCACGAGTTCGTTCTCAACTTCAGCAAGAAGAAATGTCACGACACTATCAAGACAGAAGTTCTTGCGATGTGTAAGGCGATGAACAACGACATTCTCCGTTACAAGGCTTCAATCGAAGCTGATACTGAATTGACGAAAGAGCAAAAGAGAGAAATGTATGAGGAATTACAAAGAGCCGTTGACGAGACAATCGAGTATTAAGCGGAAACAACCATAAAAGAGTTTGAGAGCTAACAGGTACAATCCTTGTTAGCTTTTGTCGTATAAAGAGGATTGATATGATAGCAACAGTACCAGACATAATTGCGAAAGCTCCTGTGACCTTGTTACAGTCTCCGATGCATCAATTGGAATGTCTCAATATAGTAGATGAGATAATTGACAGCATGGACGATAAGGGAATATTAGAGCTCATGCAAGGTTCAGGAGGAGACTTGGATTGGGTATTAGATAACTTGATGAAAGATACTTATCAGGTTATGTACACTGGAGACCCAAACATTGACTTTGCTCCGAAATATACAGATAGACTTTCGCAGTCTATCGAAGAAACATTGCGGACACGCAACCTTACTTACTTTATTACTTCGGTAATGCCCGACTTCCAATTGTCTTGGCATCATTTGGAATGGGGAGACTTGGTACACCGATACAATAAATTATGTATCAACGCTGCCCGTGACCACGGTAAATCGTATTACTTCTCAAATGCCTATTGTGCTTGGAAGCTATATTCCTACGCAAAGCCCAAATCAAGTGTATTCTCTGCCCGACCTACGAAGAGCAATTCCAATCGTGGGTATTTGTTTAGCTTCTCGCTCCAGCAGTCCGTTGACCTTATGGAGATTTTGAAAGGAACAATTGAGAGCAATGACATTCTCAAAGACAGGCTATTTCCCGATTCAAGGAATAGCGGTGCGTGGGCAAGTACGAACATAGTATGTAGGAACGGAGCGAGGTTGACGTGTAAGGGGTTTGGGTCATCAGTACGTGGTGCTCACCCATACTGGATAGTAGTAGATGACGGACTGAAAGATAACGTCATTTACAGTGCCCTACAAAGGCAGAAGAGCATTGACTATTTCCATGCGGTTATTATGAACATGCTCGTGCCAGGTGGACAGATAGTTGTCGTTGGTACACCGTTCCACGCTTCGGACTTATACGGAGACTTGAGGAGCAAATCAAAGTTTGCTACACATAATAAAAACGGATGGTTTGTTATAGAATATCCTGCTATATTTCCTGACGGACGTATATTGTGGCCACAGCGTTGGAGTTTCTTTGACCTTATGGATAAGAAATCAACTCAAGGAAACATCATCTTCAGCCGTGAGAACTTGTGCCGACCTATTACCAATGAGGCTTCTATATTCCCATTGAAGGTTTTGGAACGTTCTTTAACACGTATGGAGAATTATACATTGGTACGAAATAGGGATGACTTTCCGATTAAGTTTAACAAGGTTGTCGTTGGTTGTGACTTTGCTATTTCTGCTAACGTAGCTGCCGACTACACCGTGTTCACGGTTTGGGGAGTAGATGACGAGACTGGGGAACGTTGGTTGTTACACTTCTATCGGGATAAGGGAAAGACATTCCATGAACAGATGCAGATATTGAGAGGTATCAACGCAAGGTTCAGACCTGATAGCATGGTTATGGAGCAAAACACTTTCCAACAGATATTCGTTCAAGAAAGCGATAAACAGGGGTTGCCAGTTATAGGACATACCACTGGTATAGATAAGTACGATTTGAAGACAGGATGGCCAGGTTTAGCAATTGACTTTGAGCGAGGTAAGATACATATTCCAGTGGGAGATAAGTATTCACAAGATGTAAAAGACCTTATATTCAGTGACCTTGGTTCGGTAGCCTTTACCGATAAAGGACTTGAGTCAGTAGGAGAGCACGATGATATTTCATCAAGTTTCTGGCTTGCTAAGTTAGGAGCTAACTTGATAACTACTGGATTCAAATATACTTTCCTTTAATCAGCGTTTTATAAGGAGAAACTGTTCATTTAATAACAATAAATATGAAACAAAGAAAAGTAAACATTATCATCAAAGGTTACGGCAAGAAGCCTTTGTATGCGACTCCTCATTCAGCAGGAGCCGACTTGTATTCAGCCAATGCTTCGGACATTGTGCTTCAACCTATGGAACGCAAGATTATTCCTACTGGTTTGTATTTAGAACTTCCGATTGACGCAGAAGCTCAAATCAGACCGAGAAGCGGATTGAGTGCGAAGAAGGGGATTGTAGCAATTCTTGGAACTATTGATGCCGATTATCAAGGAGAGGTTGGTATCATAGTAATCAATCTAAGCGATGAAGCGTTTGTAATCGAAAGAGGAGAACGACTTGCTCAGATGGTACTGAACGGTGACGGAGGTTTATTCCAAGGTGACTGGGTTGAAGTTACCGAGTTCTCAAGAGAGAGCGAAAGAGGAGAAGGTGGATTTGGACATACAGGTACAAAGTAATGTTTAGGCAGTTCACAAATAACAACGGATATTTCATTGGCGTGGATTTAGCAGACCGCAAAGGTGATTTATCCGTTGCCACTATTATGAGGAAGCGTTCTGACGGAGCTATCGAAGTATTGGAAAGCTCTATTATTGGACGTGATATGAATGCTGTAGAACAAGAACGAAAATTCAAAGAATATGAAAGACTTTGCAATCAAAAAGCCGTTGAGTAAAAATCAACTTGACGATTTGACTAATGGGCTTGTTAATGCTATGCGTTATTCTGACCCAAATGTTGAATACCCAAGTTACGATAAGGCGAAACAAGATGATGGGGTAATAGCTGAATGGTTCTATCCCATTTTTAATGGTACTAATGACTTCTCCGAGCTTACAGCCATTCATATGTACACTACTCAGGAAGCTACGTTTGAGGACGTAGGCGAGCTGCTATTGGGCATTGCTCTGACTGAAATGAAGCACTACGATAAGCTGTCTGACTTTATCCGTAAAATCGGAGGAAAGATTGACCAGAGGTACAACAATTCAGGAGTTACAGTTGGAAAGACCGCAGAGGAAGCTGTGAAAATAGCAATCGGTGCGGAAGAGAAGACAATTGACTTCTATGAGAACTTACAGAAGAAGCTCTTGAAACTTCAGGAAACCGAGACTATAAAAGTAGCACTTCAATTGCTTGCTAAACTACTGGCAGATGAAGTTGTTCACTTGAACCTATTAAAAGAACGATTAAAGAATGATTAACAAAATGAAATGTAACGGTATTGATTTGTTAGCAGAATACGTGTTCTTGTCTAAGTATTCTCAACGCAAAGAGGACAGAGGACTTGAACACTGGAATGAAACTATTGACCGCATTTACGAAATGCACAAGGTCAAGTTAGAGAAGCTGGGTTTGCTAAGTAAAGAAACGCTTGAAATGATTGAAGAAGCGAAGTGGTTGGAGAATGAAAAGAAAATTCTATCTTCCCAGCGAGGACGTCAGTTTGCTTCTCCGAAACTAACAAGCGGAATTTTGAAGCATGAAGCGAAATTATACAACTGCTGTTCTACCTACGTTGACCGCATAGAGGTATTCAGTGAAATTATGTATCTTTTATTATGCGGTTGCGGAGTAGGCTATTCACTCCATAAGGAATACATTGACAAACTACCAACGGTTCAGCCGTATAACGGAGACCAAAGACCTCAATTTTTTGTTGAAGATAGTATCGAAGGTTGGGCTGATTCAATCCGAGAACTTATGACAGCTCTATTTGAGGGCAAAGCTCCTGATATAGTATTTGACGCTATCCGACCAGAAGGAGCGTTGATTGACGGTAAGTTCCTCGCACCTGGCCCAGAGCCGTTGATAAAAGCTCATAATCATATCAAAGAAGTCATGAAAGTCGCTCAAGGCAGAAAGCTCACGAGTATCGAAGTTCATGACATTATTTGTTATATAGCCGACAGCGTTGTGAGCGGAGGGGTGAGACGTTCTGCTATGATTGCTTTGTTCGACAAAGACGATGAGTTGATGCTCCGAGCTAAGACAGGAAGTTGGTGGACGGACAATCCTCAAAGAGCTATGGCCAATAACAGTATTCTTGCTACTCTATCTGACCCATTGGGTTACGAGGAAATGAAAGACAAGTTACAGGTCATTCGTCAGTTCGGTGAGCCAGGGTTTGTAAACGTTAAGAGTTTCAAATACACGGTCAATCCTTGCGGTGAGATTGTAATGGAACCTGCTATCAACGGCAAGTCTGGTTTTGCGTTCTGCAATCTTGTAGAGATAAATGCTGAACGAGTTAAGACCAAAGAGGAGTTCTTGGAAGCATGTCGTGTAGCTTCATTCGTAGCAACTGTTCAGGCTCTTTATACTGACTTCAAATATCTGTCTTCTGCTTCACGGGAAATAGCCGAGCGTGATAGAGCTATCGGAGTGAGCATAACAGGCATATATGCCAATCCTATCCTTCGGGGTGAGGTATTAAGAGAAGGTGCGAAGGTAGTTTCAGAAACCAATGCGGAATGGGCAGCAATCTTCGGTATAAATAAGAGCCGTACTTGTACGACAATTAAACCGAGCGGCAACGCTTCTTCTATTCTTGGTTTGTATTGTAGCGGTATTCACCCAGCTCATGCCGAAAAGTATTTGCGTAGAGTGCGCATCAAGACTTACAGCCCAGAGTTCATTGCTTTGAAAGATACTCCGTTGGTAAAGATTTTAAGAGGGGATGAAGCTGTAATAAGTTTCCCAATTGAGTCCGATGACCCGAATATGATATTCAAAGACGAGGTATCAGCCGTTGAGCATCTCAAGTTTATCGGTATGGTAAAACATTATTGGATAAACAAAGGAAGCGTTAATACCAAAGCCGTTGCTAACAATATATCCGCAACCGTTGAGGTGAAAGATGATGAGTGGGACGAAGTAGCAGCTGTTCTGTTTACCAACGATTATCTATTCACTGGCGTGAGTTTGTTACCTAAGATGGGCGACCAAATTTATGACAACGCTCCATTCCAACGTTTATCTTCCTCAGAAGTCGAAAGTGAGTACAATGCTATCAAAGAGTATCTTGATACCCACGAAGTAGATTTCAACGAGATAATGAGCGACCGTGAGAACTTCTATTCAGGCGACATGGTAGCCGTAGGATGTTCGGGAGGAGCCTGTGAATTGAAATAGATATGAAGATTGAAAGTTTTATATTAAGTATTCTCAAGAAGATTGAAGAGTCATGGCCAGGAGTTATTTGCTATGCTTATAAAACTGGTAACGTTCCGATGACCTACGTTTGGTGGGAAGTCTCCGTTTCAGATTTTGATTTGTATATGCACGATAAGCGTTTCAAAACTCTTACCAACGCTTGGCATAAAGCAGCGAAAGCTCAAGGACATAAGATAATCTTTGTTTGCGGTTGGAAGCCTACGGAGGAGAAACTTGTCAAACTGATGGAAGAGGATAACTTGATATTGAACGTGTAATTTAATTGTCTCATTTAAGTATGATTTGAGAGGAGCTACTTGTGAAAGTCGCTCCTTTCTTTTTAACAAAAGTTAAATTTAGCAAAGTTTCTTATAAAAAGTTTTGCGGTTACAAAATAAGTTCGTAACTTCGTACCAGATAATCAATATAACAAAGTCATGGGAGCATTTATTCCAAGCAAATATCAAAGAGCCGTTTACATCTATATTGAGAAGGGTAAAGGCAATGCGGTTATAGACGCAGTAGCAGGTTCAGGAAAATCTACAACGATTGTAAATGCGTTGAAACTTATTCCGAAGAACAAGCGAGTATTGTTTTTGGCGTTTAACAAGGCAATCGTAGAGGAACTGAAAATCAAAGTTGGCAATCTCAACAATGTAGATATTAAAACGCTACATAGTTTGGGAGCTTCGGCAACTATGCGAGCTTTGAACTCTCAGCTTCAGGTTGATAAATATACGGCTTGGGTTAATAATGGTATCAAATACTCTTCCCTTTCTCCGAAGTCTGACTTGTTACCTGAACAGATGAATACGTGGAAACAAAATATCTTGAAGCTCATTGACCTTGGTAGAGTAAACTTGGTTAAGTCCGAGAAGGAATTGGAAGAGTTGGCTTGGAAACATAACATTGATTTAGAAGATAACGAAGTTGATATTGCTATTAAGGGTATCAATTGGGGCGAAAGGGAAACGCAAGTCATAGATTTTACAGACATGATATACTTCCCGAACGTCAAACAGATAAAGATGTTCCAATATGATTGGGTATTTATAGACGAGTGTCAAGACCTTAATGCCGCTCAAAGAAACTTGTTCTTGAAATGCTTGAAACCGAATGGACGATTTGTAGCGGTTGGAGACCCACGTCAGGCAATCTATGGTTTTGCTGGAGCGGATGTTGAAAGTTTCAACCTTTTGAAGAGACTTCCGCACACCGTGAAACTTCCTTTATCCGTATGTTACCGTTGCGATAGAGATATAATCGGAATGGCCAAAGAGATAGTGCCTCAGATAGAAGCAAGAGCAGGTGCGCCAGCAGGTGTAGTTAGTCGGGAGAGCGTTATGGCAGATGTTAAGGATGGCGACATGATACTTTGTAGGGTTTCAGCTCCGTTGGTTAAATTGTGTATGCAATATATCGGGAGAGGAGTGAAAGCGTATGTGAAAGGAAGAGATATTGGAACCAATCTTATTAACATGATAAAGAAAACCAATCGCAAGCAGATTAAGGACGTAATGGAGAGACTTGAAAGGGAATTATCACGGATAATCGGAAAGGTGGTAGCAAAGCAGGGATGCACCGAAGCTGAAGCGAAGGAACATGAAATGTATAAGAACTACGAGGACAAGTTGAGAGCAATCGAAGTTCTATCAGAAGGGTTGGTAACTTCCCAAGAAGTCATTGACCGCATAGACATGATTTTCTCCGATGATAACAAGAATGGTATTTGTTTGAGTACGATACACAAGTCAAAAGGTTTAGAGAGCGACCGAGTATTCATCATATGTGAGGATAAATTGTATTTGAAATATTGTATGACCGTTCCTTGGATGGCTGAACAAGAACGCAATATTGTGTATGTTGCTATAACAAGGGCAAAACACTTTTTAGGTTATATTCAAGACTTTAAAGCATAAGTAACATAAATCAGTTATATAGTAGAAAATGTATGCTATGGTAGGTATAATTTACAAATTCACTATATTGACCAGTAGAAGGTTTTATGTAGGACAACACGAAGCTGAAACAGTTGAAGAGTTCCTTATATCAAAACCTTCTTTGTCTTCTTGTTATTGGGGTGGTGGTTCTGCTATTTGGGAGCATGTTTTGAAGAAGCATATTGATAAATATCCTACTAATTGGAACAAACTTATTAAGAGAGAAATTTTGTTGGTTATGAATTCATATTCTCCGAAGTCTTTGAATAAGATGGAAAGATATTGGATTAAGGAATCAAAAGCTCATTACTCTTACAAAGTAGGAGGTTGCAATTTCCTTTGGGGAGAAGCAAGAGGTGATGATTGGGTCAATGCTATGAAACTTCCAGAGATAAGAGCTAAAGTGTCTGCTAAAAATAAAATTTCTTTGAAAGGTAAACTTGCTGGAGATAAGCATTGGAATTACGGAAAGCATAGACCTAAAGAAGTTAGGGAAAAGATAAGCAAGGCTCATAAAGGTAAAACACTGTCTGAAGATACCAAGATACTACTTTCAGAAATGAAAAGAGGTAAACCGAAGAGCGAAAGTCATAAGAAGAAAATTGGAGATGCTCAAAGAGGAATAAAAAGCGTACATTTTGGTAAGCATTTATCTAAGGAGCAAAGAAATAAGATATCAAATAAAATGTCTAAACTCATATGGATAAATAATGGAGTAATAAACAAAAGACTGAATAAAGGAGAAACTTTACCATCAGGGTTTAATTATGGTAGAACTAAATTGAAAAAGATATGAATATATTATTTGACGGAAATTATTTATTCCATCGCAACTTCTCAATATTCTCAACTTACTATAAAGGTCAGGATATGGGAGAAGTTCTACAAGACCCAGAAAAGCAGCAAGTTTTTTTGAGAAAATGTATCATTGACTTATGTCATACGGTACGAAAGTTTAAGGATATAACACGAGTAGCATTTGTGATAGATAGCTCTTCATGGCGTTACAGTATCTACGATGATTATAAGTACGCTCTTACGAGGGTCAGAGACCCATTTTACAAGCATTTCCTGACCGTATTAGATATGTTTGAGGCTCTTCTTCGGAGAAAAGGACTAATCGTCAGTAGAGTCATGGGAGCGGAGGGGGATGACCTTCTGTACGTATGGGGGTTGTACTTCGGATATTGTTTGGATGAAGAGTTGGTTATAATCACTGGTGACTCCGATATTCGACAAATCATGAACAAGAACGTCTCTTTGTTTAACAATAACTCAAAGAACTTGAAGATGTATTGTATTCCAGAGAAGGAAGTGTTTTGGAACGAGTATCTTGAAACCGATGTTCAGGTAATACCTACGAAGCCATTTGAGGTTTTGTTGTATAAGGTTATTATGGGAGACACTTCTGATAACATTCCGAAGCTCAAAGCAGGGTTTGGACCAAAAGCCTTTGAGAAGTTCATTGAATCAATCAGTCCTTATCACGAGCCGAAAGATATTGACCTTGTACCGATGGCTCAATGGATTGCCAAACGTTTCTCCGAGTTTACGAAAATGAAGGAGGAGGATATATTGGGACAAGTCTTATTTAATTTGAAGATGACTTGGTTAAATCTGTCTGTATATAACAATACCGATTATCAGACTAAGAACGGCAAGAGCCTTCTTGAAAATATGCTTGACGATGTAAACGACCAAAAGAATAAATACAGTTATAGTAAAGCATACACGTTAGAAGATTTTTATGGTATGGCAATCAAATAAACATTGATAAATATGAAAAAGAAAACAATCATTTGGGTTGCAATTATTGTAGCCGTAGTTATCGGAGCGTTGGTGTATATGCACTACACTCCTGTTTGGGTATCAATCTCAAACGTTGTGAGTTTAGCAATCGGTGTCGCTGTCGGCTGGATTGCTTATGTTTTGTATAACAAATATATCAAAGAGTAATCATGGACGAAATTAGCAAAGCGATTCAAGGAGCGAGAGCTGCTCAGCGTGGACGTATTTATGGGAGTTTCTCAAACGTTCAAGAATTGATGGCGGATGATGATTCAATCCGCAAAGGTGAAGAAGTATCGGAGGAAAATCCATTTGAGAAAGCTGCTGCAGAAGCGGACGTGGAGAAGTCCGATGTTATGGATGCTTTATCTTATCAGGGAGACATTAAAGTGTCTAAGACTGGTAAGGAGATTAAAGACCAAGTGGACACCGTTCTGCTGCCTGCTATGACGGCAGATTTGGCTGAAAAGGAAGCAGAAGCTGAGAAAGAGTTGAAGAACTGCGGAACAGCTCCGACCAAAGACCCAGACAAATGGTGGACGGACGGTATCAAAATGGACTGCGGCTTCAAAGTCTATGATTGGGAAGAAACCTATGTTCCAAGCAATGACGGAGGAGAAATGATGAGTTCTCTTTCAGCCGAAGATGCGAACGACAAGAAAGGTAACGTGCCCGAAAATCAAGAACAAGCAAATTGCCGTAGGGCGTACAATGATATTGTTAGAGCTATCTGCAATATCAAGGTTGATATCAAAGCGTGCGAGATTTTGAAAACTCTCAAAGATGAGAAACAATTTGAACTTTCTCCACGTCAGGTATTGGCATTAAGATTTTAACGTGGGGAGGTGTACTGCGACTGGAGAGGGAATTGAGTTGTGAAACTTGGTTCCCTTTCATTTTTCTCCCATAGTTATTAAGCAAAACGTTATGATATGCCAAGAGATAATGATAATCCAAAGGTTTGGAGTTACTTTAAGAGAGGAGACATTGTCAAGGATTCAGAAGACAGTGTTTGGGGTAATACTAAGTTTGAAATAACAGGCTTTCACGGTAATTGGTACTGTCCGTTATTATCAGCGAATATATGCGGCAAGTTTTATCCCAGCGGCAATCCTCAGCGTTGTAATTTGGGAGTGCGAGAAGCAAGGTTAATAAACGCAACTCACCGACCTTTCAAAAGAATGAAGAAAGTTCCTTTGCTGAAACTAATGGCAAAAGGAAACGTGGAAGCGAGAAGGGAGTTTGTTATGAGAGTAAATACAAAAACTTTATAATTTATGTTTGAACACGCAGCATGGTACGACAAGTTACCTGATGAAAACTTGGAAGTGTACGAGCCTCATTTGAGATTATTCTTTGAGACTATGTACGAGCGTCAAATGATTTGGAAACGTAGGTTCATAGACAAAAAAGAAAGACCTTGGACAGACAACAAGATTTTTCAAGAGTCAAAGTTCACAAACGTTTACCGAGAGCTTGACCGAAACAGTCAATGGCAAATCAAGAACATTCTTCTTGATGAAAGTCTTTCGTTAAAGAACTTGGTCTGGAAGATGATGGTTTTCCGTTTCTTCAACAATCCTGAGACTTTTGAATTTGAACCAAAAGGAAAGAGTGTCCAACCCAGTCTATTCGGAGCACCTATCAAATCAGGACTTAAACAGGCTCAATCTACAGAGGAGCTTATTTCAGCCAAGAAATGGAAGAATGGTATTCCTGATTGGGAGGAGTATGACGAGGATGAATTCAGCCGTTTTATTGCTGGCGTTCGTAGTTCGGGTCAAAATCCATATACAAACGCTTACTTGATAAACTCTCAAGCGACACCTGGTCAGCCAAGAGATTATTGCTATACAAGGGTTGTAATTCCTCATCTGCATAAGAACGTAGAAAAACTCATTGCTACGGTGATGAAAGCTAAGAGACCAGAAGATATTATTGAGTATCTGAAAACCTTCCCTGCTGTTGCGGACTTTATTGCTCATGAGTTCTATCAGGACTTCACATACATAGAGAGATACAGAGGACAACAGTTTATGAAGTTCGACCAAAACGACTTCACGAATGTTGGGCCAGGGTGTAGTATCGGCATACGTCTTATTTATCCGAGCCTTTCAACTCTCAGAGAACAGAAACCTGCTATATATTGGTTACGTGACCTTGCGGCTGAATGGCTTGAAAAGATTGGCGAAGAGAGGGGTGAGCGTTTTCCGTATCTTTATTGGGACATAGAAGATGGTGAGTATTATACAGCCGATGAACCAAACATAACTCTTCATCAGATTGAGATGTGGCTATGCGAGTTCCAAAAATACTGTAAGATGATTATCGGAGAAGGTAAACAACGCAGCAAATTTCAACCGAGAAGCAAATCAATTATTTCAAAATAACAATGGACAAGAAATTAACAGAATTTTTTGAGAATAAGGGTTTTGAGGTAGTGGAAAAGAAAACCACTACCCAAATTCTTATTGAGAACTTACTTGCGTTTTCAGTACGTGAGAAGAAAGGAGGGTTGTTTGATATTTCAATCAACATAGTGAAGGACGAGGAAGAAAAGGAGAAGTTGAGGAAGCATATCAACCGTGAAGGTTCTTGTGAGAACGAAGGTTGGAACATAGACTTGGAGAAAACTCCGATACTTCACAATGTAACGATAAGTCAATTTGAAGCCTTCTGTAAACAAACTAAGCTCATTGCTCAGGTGAAACGTCTTTCGGAGTTCCGAGAAGTACAATCAGACTTTACATTGGCTACTGCCGAGAAAGACGGCAAGACTTTGAAGTGGCGTTCAAACCTTCCTACGGAGAAGCATATTGTTGATGCGGTATTCAAAGGCAGTGAGTACACTCACCGTTCAGTAGGCTTGGGCGGTTTAACTCTTACCAAGAAAGACGTTGTATTGGACTTGGGCGGTAATATCGGAGCGTTCACGTGCGACATATTCGATAAAGTCAAAAAGGTCATTGTATTTGAACCTGAGGATGTGAACTATGAATTTCTATCTACGAATATAGAAGATAACGGAGCAAAGAACGTAATTGCCCACAAACAAGCCGTAGTTGGTAATGACGATAAGGTGCGTGACTTCTATCTGGGTAAAGCTCCGTATTATTATTCATTCTTGGTAAAACATAACCGCAAACGAGTTCCTGTTGAATGCGTAAATATCAACGAGGTTATGAAGAAGTACAAACCTACCAAGATGAAGGTTGATATTGAAGGCTCTGAATGGGAAGTTCTAATCAACTGTAAGGACTTCGGAGACGTTGACCAGATAATCTTTGAGTACAACTTCGATATGAATATGGACTTGAAAGAGGACTTCAAACGTTTCAAGGCTCTTCGCAAACATCTCAAGAAGCACGGCTTTGACGTTCAGGAAATGGAACGAGATATGAAACAGAATTGGAACTTGGTGTTTATGGTAACAAAATAAGCTATGCCGATTTCAAAGAAAATAAAAGAACTCAAGGAGCCATTGGAGGTAGATTTACAGCTGATGGCTTCTGAGCTTGATACTTCGGTTAAGAACATGAAGTATTTGTCGAAAGATATGATGTCTGATGCTACGTCAATTGATGCGTTCGATGCGTTGGTTGAGGACATAGAAAGAGGAGAAGGAAGCGAGGTGACAACGTTTGATGACAATACCATTTTATATGAGTATTTGGACGAAGCTGTTGTTGTACATAACGTTCTTGGCGTTCGTTACGTTCTATTTGATAGTATGGTGACGCAGAAGATAGAAAACAAGTTGGACAGTTATAGATAGTTCAAACATTCATTTATAAATTTCAAGTATATGAGAACAATTGTCATTTTCAAAACGGCTACACCCGATGAAAGGATTTGTCTTGCGTACTGACTCAATGTATGACGACTACGAGAGCGTGTTCACCGTCATGACCGTTGAAGGAAGTATCGAAGGAGTAATCAATGAATTCAAGGGCGGTAGCATTATCAGCCTTTCTACAATATCAAGATTTGTTGCTAACAATACTGGTATTGAAGCAGTGGCTATGTCTCCTGACGATGCTAAGTTGGACGTTGCAGTAGCAACACCGAAGTTTCTATCAATTGATGTCTTTCCGATATTCAATGAAACATCTTATCGTGAGCATGTTTCGGCAGAGTATCAGGAACAGTATTCATACGAGGACTCAAAAGACTCATTGCCTTGGTTGGCTATTAAGTCTGTGAAAGCCGTGTTAGCTACTCCGTTTGACTTGGAAATATCACACAACGGCAGTGCTTGTACTTTCGGAGGTAATTCTGAGAATGTTGGAACAGTATCAGGAACGAAGATTACAATATCAGACTTCCAGAACGTAATGTTTGCTTGTAAGGATGATTTGGGCGTAGATGACCCGAAAGGCATTTGGCAGCTCAAGTTCACCATGAACGGCATTACCGATATTCGTGAAGTGGTAATTTCCTAAAACGACAAGAATATGAGAGATTTTGTAATTGTAAACAAAAGAAGACACTACCAAGAAAGCAACTCTAAGGGTTGATATGGTAGAGGATAAGACCGAGAAACTCACTATCATGTGGTGCGATGGCGTTCGTGATACGGAGTTTGAAAAGATTATCCCATGGAAGTGCGGAACGGTAACATCAATGACCGAGATTGAAGAGTGGGCAACTCAATATCAGTCTGAGCTGGATGTTTATATGTACGGAGGGGAGCAAGTTCAAGTATTGGGCGCACCTACTCACAAACTGACCGTTACAGCTACTGTTACGAACAACAGCAAGGCGAATGTAATTCTGAAAGGAACGAAAGAAGGAGCTTTGCCTGTAAGTGATGAAATTGAGCTTACTTCGGGAGAGCCGAAAGAGATTCAAGGTATTGAAGGATACAGCTACACGTGGGAGCTTGTAAGCCCATACACTTGGACTTCGGGAGCACCTGAGGCTTTTGTTTGTACTGAAGATAAGGATATTGATTTAGCAATTTCTTTCCCAGTAGCATAAGAAACAAGAAGTCAAATGAAGAAAGGAGGGCATTGAAAAATGTTCTCCTTTTTATTTGTTTACACATTTTACAGTTATAGGATATTCAAATGTAAAATTGATTTCAATATAGTATGGGTAATTCATATGCTAAACAGTTAGATGCCATTGCTCTTGCAGAAGCGAAGCTGAAGGCAAAAAGGTTTAGGACACTTGAGAAAGCTCTAAGGTCAGACTCACCAGAGGATATGATAAAGGCTACTCAGGTGTTCAACCAAATTCAGCCAAAAGTGGAGCAAAATCCAAAGGCATTTTTCATTGACCCATTGGAGTTCAATTCCAATTTAGGGTACAAAGATAAGCCGTTTTCATTGACGTACACTACGTTGAAGAGAATGTCGAAGACACCTATCATAAATTCAATTATCAAAACAAGAAAGAATCAAGTAGCAGACTTCGCAGAGCCGCAAGAAAACAAGTATTCAACTGGCTTCGTTATCCGAAAGAAACCGAAATTTGGAATTGAACAAAAGATGGATAACAAAGACCGAAAGATTGCGTATGCTATTACTGAATTTATCTTGAAGGGCGGTAATGTTAGTCAATGGGAGCATGACGACTTCGATACGTTTATCAGAAAGATTGTTGATGACTCTTTGACTTACGACCAATTAACTTTCGAGTGTATTCGCAACCGAAGAGGACAATTGGAGAGTTTCATGGCTACGGACGCAGCAACATTCCGTATGGCTGATTCATTCTTTGATAAAGATTATGATAATGTTTTCTTCCAAAGAAACGGAGCAAATATATGGCAAGATAGAAACGACTTTGGGCCAAAGGTTCACGGCTATTATCCTGCTTATGTTCAGGTGTACCAGAATGTAAAGGTTAATGAGTTCTATCCTTGGGAGCTTTGTTTTGGAGTTCGCAATCCTTCCACTTCCATATACGCAAATGGTTATGGTTGTTCCGAGCTGGAAGAGCTTATCAATGTTGTAACATCTATGCTTTGGGGAGATGAATACAATAGACGCTTTTTCAGTCAGGGTTCAGCTCCGAAGGGTTTGTTGAGAATAAAAGGAACAAACAACGAAGCCGCATTGCAGCAGTTCAAGCAACAATGGCAGTCTATGATTACTGGAGTAATGCAAAGTTGGAAAACTCCTGTTGTTGAGGCTGACGTAGATTGGATTGACCTTCAGAAGAACAACCGTGATATGGAGTATAGTGCTTGGATGGAATATCTTATTAAGCTATCTTGTGCAATCTATTCCATTGACCCTTCTGAGATAGGATGGGACATCAGTCGTTCGGGAGGTAACGGAGGATTGTTTGAAGGAAGTCAAGAACAACGTCTGAAACACTCCAAAGATAAGGGTTTGTATCCGCTTCTGAAATTCCTTCAGAGAAAAATCAACAAATATATCATTGAGCAAATCAATCCTGATTTTGAACTTGTATTCGTAGGTTTGAACGGCTTGACTATCGAAGAAGAACTTGATATGGACATCAAGAAGGTAGGCAGCTTCATGACCGTAAACGAAGCACGTGAGAAATACGAGATGAAACCGCTTGAGTTCGGAGACGTACCGACCAATGCTACTCTTATTCAGAACAAGAATGCAGAGATGATGGCTAAACAAGGCGGTGGTCAAGGAATAGAGATGGATGAGAATGGAAATGTCAAACCGAGTTCCGAGCCGAAAGGAAAGGAGCCTGATGCAGAAGAGGAAGATGAGGAGCAAAATCCTTTTGACTTGTATGCTGAAGAAAATGACGAGGAGGACACTAATAAGGGTGGACTGAAAGAAACGTTTGTAAAAGCATTTGATAACTTTCTAAATAACGAAGAAAATGGAAGTAACTAAGAAAGATGCGCCAATAGTGCGCACGTTTAGCGAGTATTTGCCTGAACCTTTCATTGACGAAGTTTCGGCAGATGAAAAGTATTACGGTTGGGCACCTATGGGAACTGCTGAAACCGATAACGGTTGGCGTATCATGAAAGAGACGAAGGACGGAACTGTTACCAAGAGAGAGTACGCTCAAGGAACAATGGACTTCATTTCAGCTTGGAGTGAACGTGCTACTTATAACTATTCAAGATAATAGATTATGGCAGGGAATACTAAAAATTTGGGGCAGGTTGCTGGTGTATATATCGGCAACACTCCACCTGAAAATATAATTCTGATTTGGTATGATAATACTCCGAGTCAGATGCGGCATAAGATATACGACCCAGGATTGAGTCAGTGGGTAGTTCTTGACCAGAACGTTATCTCATTGATTACTTATTCCGAGTTGGTAAACATCGCAAAGAATGTCGGTCTGTCTATCGGTCAGTATTTCCAAATCAAGGATAAAGGAAATGCTTTGGCTCTTGCTATCACAACGACCAAAGTGCAGTATGATGATGAGTTGGGTAATATCCTGATTGACGATTTGGGTACCAATATTCAATATCATGTAACTTCTTCTAACCTTTTGGTTGATGACGTTGCGGGTGTATTCGATACGGTAAACAAAAAGCTGGTATTCCAATTCAAAGAAATGGTTCCCGACTTTACTGCTGATGATTACATCATGGGTAAGGTTCAGCGTAACAACGTTTGGAGCCTTGCTAAGTATCGGTTGTCTTCTTTCTTATCGAAGGTAACTGGTAACTCAATCAGTTGGAATGGAGGCTTCTTCTTTAATTTCGGTGATGCTTTGAAAGCTCAGCTGGATAAGAAAGGAGGAGTTGTTGCCAAAGACACCTACGATACGGATATGCAGAAGGTCAATCAAGACATAGCAAACGTAGGTAAAGCAAATCAACAGATTATAGATAATGCTAACAAAGCAATAACTGATGCAACGTCTGATACGGCTATCTACGCCAAAAAGTCTCCTGTGTTAAAAACAGGAGGAGAGCCTACCGATGCAGCAAAAGGAGACAGCTTGTTAACAATCTTGTCTAAGTTTCAGAGATACATCACACGTTTCAAGTATGCAACTGGTATTCGAGTATCTCAAGACTTCACTGATGCCGTACAACCAGAATACGTCAATAACAATGATACTGTTGACTCTGCGCTCAGAAAGATACAGTACTGGTTAAAGAATGCTGGTACGGGCAGTAAACTATCACCTGATTGGACTCCGAAGGACTATGCAGGAACCATAGCCGATGTAGCAGGTGGGGATAGTCTTGACGAAGCATTTGCGAAGGCTATCGGAAAACTGAATCAGATTGGTACTATATCGAACGGTCAAGTGCGTTCAAAGGCAACTACTTCGGGCGGTACAAGTAGAACTATTTTCAATTTAGCTTCTGCAATTCTTTCTTTTTATAGAGATGGTACAAGTGGACATAATGTGTCTCTGAGTTCATCTTCTGGTTTGAGTATAAAGGATTCAAATAATTATGGATTGGTAGCTAATGGAGATGGTTTAGATTTTCAATCGCAAACTCAGCAAATTTTTAATATTCCTGCTTATGAAAAAAGCGGTTTAAGTAATGTTTATGGAGGAGCTTCTGCTTTGTATAGAGGCAAAGCGATTTCAACAGCACCTGGATATACTTCATTAGGCATTATTTCCGCTTTATCAGCTGTTTGTAATTGGAACGGTTTAACTCCTTCGGGGGGGTATCAAGTATTTGATGCTTATTTTGCTAATTTCAAAGCTGGAGGGTTGTCTATTGGACTTATTCATTTATCGTCCGCTGACCTTTACTTGGATACCGATTGTTCTTTTGTTAGCTGCACAAACAGCGAAAATAAAAACGTATTTTTGCCAGCTAACCCGCATGATGGACAATTGATTATTGTAAATCAAGTGAACTCTGCTAATGTTGCGGTACATGGAAATGGACGTAGAATTTGCGATAATACTAATGTAGATTCAGTGAATATTGGTTCTGCAAGAAGCTGTGGAATTTTTGTATTTAATCCTAATATTACTACTGACCCTGGTTATAAATGGGGAATGTGGGTATTTGAACGTTGGAGCAGATAAATATGAAAGCAAAAATTATAAGTCGTTATTCAGTCAAAGTGATTGATTACGACATAGAAAAACAAAAAGCTGATAATCTTTATAAGGCTACTTTGCAAGAAAAAGAAATTGGCGATGAGTTCATAAAACCTATTCTTGCTAAAAAAGAAGAAAAGAGAACGGAAAGTGATTTGATTAAAATTATTCTTCGCAAAGAATTGGAAGATAATTATAAAAACAAACTTGATGAACTTTCATATTTCAAAGAATATGTTCCTTCAGAATTTTTCGGTGAAATTGATGATACAGATTCAGTAAGACCGTATTACATTGAAGAAGGCGAATCAGTTTTGCAAAAATGGGAGGTGGTAAAAAAAGATGTAGGCAAGATAAACGAAAAAATAAAATCTTTGAAGGAGAAGTTATCAGAAGGAGATTATAAAGTAATCAAAATATATGAAGCTAAATTGGCCAACAAAGATGAACCATACAGCCAAACTGATGAAGAAGAGTTTATAAAAGAAAGACAATCAATACGTGATGAAATCAATCGTTTAGAAGCTCTTTTACCAAATAGCGGAACAATAAGAGAAATGACGCAAAAATAATAGCCATGTGTAAGATAGTTTATTTGACGTCCAAACGTTTCGACAGACCTGCTAACGAGTTCAAGAAGGCGCTCGCAAAGGAGTTACGGAAACGAAACGTTGAAGTTGTGGTAGATAGTTCGTATGATGTATTCAACTTCTTCCGCAATCATAAAACGTATGGGATAGCACTTGCTTTTGATTTCTATCGAGATGGACAGCAAGGAGCAGGGCTGACGCTGAATAAAAATTGTTCTTACATTGGCAGAGACTTTGCCTACAATTTATCAAACGCCTATGACGTTTTAACTCCGATAACGAAGTGGAGAGACTTTCAGTTTGTTGATTCTCACGACCGAGAATGGTTCAAGTTTTTCAACAAAGTGAGTTCTTCTACGAAAGCGATATTTTATTTGTGCACGTACACCAATGACTCCGACCGTGAAGAGTTCTACGTTGTATATGATAAAGTCATTCAGCTTTTCGCAGATGAGATTGTAAGGTGTCTTCGTTCTGATTATAATACAGAAGATTACAGAAAGAGGGTAAAACTTGCTAAATTAAAAACTAACAAAGTAAATAAGTAAAAAAGGCATGGAATGGTTATCTGAAAATCTGTTTGGGCTTATATCTTTGTTGTTTGGAGCAGGTGGTATTGGTTATGCTGTAATTTCTAAGATACTGGACAGGAAGAAGTATGAGCAGGAAGTAAGGACTGCTTCAGCAGAAGCCGATATGAAAGGCGATGACTTTTGGAAGAAGCGTTATGATGTTCTTCAGAAAGAAGTTGAAAACAAAGACGGCTGGTGGAAGGAGAGATATGATACATTGTATAATGAGTACCAAAATGAAAGAAAGTTAAGCAATGAAATTGTTAAGTCTTTCCGCACAGAGTTAAATGAGATGAGAAGCGACTACGATAAACAGCGAGAGCTTGAAAAGATGAAATATGACAAGCTCATGGAACAGTATCGTAGTTTCGAGGAAGAAAGTCAGAAGCGTGAGCACGAGTACAAACAACGTATTTCGCAACTTGAAAATTTGGTTGCTTCTTACGAACAAAGATTAAAGATAAATGAATAAAAGCATAACCATATCTATCGGAGGACTTATTGCAATAGGCATAGCGTTATTGATAGGTTACTTTTGGGGCAGGTCAAGTGTAGAACTACCGCAACCGAAAAGGATTGTTGAGGTCAAATGGGTAAAGGGAGACATTGTAAGAGATACAATTGACCGTCCAGTTCCTTATGAAGTCAAAGTTCCCGTTGACCGTCCAGTCTTTATTCCTACGGATACAGCTGCGTTATTTGCTATATGGCAAGATTATTACTTGGACAGAAAGTATGCTTTGGACTTTTCTAATGATAGTTTGGGTACATTTAAGGTTGATGCTTTGGTGAGTCAAAATAAGCTCATTTCTGCCACTTCTTTTATTCAGCCGAATATCCGAACGGTTACGGAAAGAGAAGTCATATACAAAGTTCCTACGTTACAACCGTGGGCAATGTTAGGTACGTCAGCCGACTTCCGAACGAATAAGCTGCAATTTGGACTTGATATCAAAAATAAGTACATTATTGGACTTTCGGGAATAAGACTGGATGACCGATACGGATATACAATTGATTTTGGAATAAAATTTTAGCATATGGCAAAGAAGGAGACAAAACATAGTCATTTCATTCCTTCTCCATTCCCAGTCGTTACCGAGTATGAAAATGCTTTTGTAAAATCTTGGAATGAAAATACCGCAAATGCAGTTGCAGAAGTCCTGAAATATATGGCTCAAGCAACTGCTTCTGCTATTAAAGAAACTAAGGAGGAGAAGAAATGAAAAAGATTAAACACTTTGGTAAATGGTTATTGACCGTAGTCATTACCGTTCTTTATTTGGTAACATTCTTTTGGGTAGGACATGTATTGTACTATCTATCGAAGGTGTTCAAAATTATCGGACATACGTTCATGCTTGAGTTCGCTTCGGCAAAAGACGAGTTAAGAACGTTTTGGAAACATTATACAAATTTAGGAGACATATGATTTTCAATCAAGGACAGATACAAGATATGTTATCAATTCTCAAAAGGTACGAATTGGTATTCATAGCAGGTCAGTTGGGATTGGATTATCTTTCTCAATCAGATAAGGATATACTGATTGCCGCTGGAGTCAATCTTGATAAGTATAAGAACAAGAAAGGAGTAATTGAGCACGCATTCCTTTTCGGTATATTGGCTGAGGCTATCGGGGATGCGAGAGCAAAGAAAATGACTTATGCTCAGTTTCAGAAGTTTCTTGCTTCGGGTAATTTCATACCGCTTACCGAAGAAGAAGAATTTGCCCTTCAAACCGTAAAGAATAGAGCCTACACTGATATTACCAGTTTAGGAAACCGAATGAGGACTGGGTTGAGTAACGTAGTATTGAGAAATAATCAACAGCAATCTTTGGTAGTTCAGAATATGATTAAGCAAAAGACTATCAAAGCCGTTGAACTTCGTATGGGAGCGAGAGGACTTGCGGCAGACCTTGCCGAGACTTCTCAGGATTGGGAAGTTGATTGGTTGAGAATTGCTTATTATCTTACTCATGAAGCCTATAATTCAGGACGTGCTCAAAGTATCTTGAAAGAGTACGGAGCTGATGCTGAGGTTTATTTCGATGTTTATCCAGGTGCTTGTCAGCGTTGTCGGGAGCTTTACTTGACTGACCCTGAAGACCCAGATAGTGAGCCGATTGTCTTCAAGCTCAAAGATATTATTGCTAATGGTAACAATATCGGGCGAAAGGTTAAGGAGTGGAAGCCGACTATTTCACCAACTCATCCTTATTGTCGTTGTACGATAAATCACAAGAAAGCAGGTTTTGCTTGGGACGCAGAGCTGAGAGCCTTCACCAAACCTATCAAGAAAACTTCCACTAATCCAAAGTTAAAAGGAGTGAAGTTGAATATAAAAGTATCGAAATAAGATTGTAAATGAAAACTGAAAAATTGTTACTCATCCAGCCGCATAGTGATGATATTCTCTTTTGTTGTTCTCATCTGCTGTTCCTTCCTCAATACGAGGTTCAGGTGCTGACCGTAGAGAATGACCCAAAGAGAATAGCGGAGGATGAAAAATTGTTTGATTTTCTCAATATTCCGTTCCATCATCTTGAATTAGATTTTCATGATGAAAGTTATTACGAGTTCCATAAGAATTACAAAGAAGTAACGGTGGAAGCAACGTATAAACATTTGAATGAATACTTCGGGAGGGAAACGCTGAACGAGATTGAGGAAACGCTTGTAAATTGGGTTAGAAAGTTCTTGAAAAAGAACAAAGGGTACACGGTGGTAGCTCCTTGGGGAGTTGGTCACCCATTTCATCTTTTCGTTCGGGAGACTTTACAAGGAGCGTTGAGTTACATGGAGTATTATCGGGAGTTTCCTCACTCCTATAAAAGACGTTCTCAACCTCAAGTAGAGAAACAAAAGCAAGAATACACTCTGAAACGTTCCGTAACAGTTGAGGAGTTTCACGAAGTAAAGTGGAAACTTGCTTCCAAATTCTATCGTTCTCAATCAGGTTTGCAGTTCTACGAACAGGGTTATATTAAGAAACAGCTGCCCGAAGAGATATATGTGAGGGAAGCGGATGAATTACCATTTTGATATGAAGATATTTATTGCTGATTTTCAGATAGCGAAATATGGCGGTATTGTAGAATATGTTGCCAGTATGCTAAAAGCGTTCCGAGATTTGGGGCATGAAGTAGATGTTGCTCAAATGACTCCTGCTTCGACTACCCAGAACGCTTATAACAAGAAAGTAAAAGAGTTTGAAAGCGGAGAACATCAACGCAAGATTAAGTTTCATTCTCAAGCAGGAGGTTACGAGAAAGATGAAGTAACAGGTTATTGGCGCAATAACTATTATGGATATTTCTTGCCTCCAAGTAACCGTATCGGAGTATATGAGAAGAATGCGGTTGAGAGATGGAAGGAGTTGGTGAAGTATGCTGATATAATTCTTTGGAATTTCATGCCCACAAAAAGTTCTGCTTGGAATAAGAAGGGCGTGGAGTTCGATTTTTGGCATAAGTTCTTTGACCTTCCTTCTTCGATTAAACAAGTGTTCTTGGTACACGATGCTTATTTCAATGTAAGAGCTTCCAATATATCGGCTCTGAAAGATAAGATAATGTTTATGGCTTGTGCTCATTTAGCTGCTTATCAATGCTGTTCTGAAATAGGTATTCCGAGAAGTTTGCTATTGAATCCACGATACCTACCCAGCGGAGCTAAGATGACCGTGAAGATGATGAATAAACGCAAGGAGGACTTTTTTGCTGCTCATATGTTTAAGTCTATGAAGCATATGGAGGAGCTGATTGCTGCCGTTCCGTATATTCAGAAGGGAGAGGAGGAACGTTTCAAAGTAAAGATTGCTGGGACAGGCATAGAATATAACTATATGACCAGCGAGACGAAAACAAAGAGTAACTATATGTGTACTACGAAGCGTGACCCAGACCTTCCGAAGAAACTTGACGGCAAACTTTCTCTTTGGGATAGAGCCGAGAAGTTTGGAATGGAGTACATGGGTCAGATGTCGGGCGGTGAAGTTATAGATACTTTGAGAAATACGAAGTTTGCTATTGACCCATCTTGGGCTGAACATTATGCACGTTATTGTCGTACCCATATAAACGGCTTTATTATCGAAGCGATGTTATGCGGTGCTTATCCTGTTTTGCGTGATTATAGAGGACTGGCGAAGGTGGAAGGAAAGGAAATATATGACCCACTATTCGAGAACGTCAGAGCAATCATTATTCCGTGGGATGCTACTCCGAAAGAATTTGCTGAGGCTTTGAAAAAGGCTGCTAAAATGTCTCCTGCTAAATTCTTGAAAGATACAAAGTACAACTTTGAGTTAGTACACGAATTGTTTAATGCTACGAAGAATGCCGAAGAGATAATCAGACTGGTTAAAGGAGGAAGAAAGCTGGTAAGGAAAGAACTTGAAAAAGGCAAAGACTCACCGAATGTTAAGAAGATAACTCATGAAATCATGGAAGAGTTTTATCATATAGAACTTCCAATTGAGTGGGAAACGGATTGACGCAGTTATTATCTTTATCATAATGTCAATCATGTAAAATAAACATAATGAATTATGGCAAAGAAAGAAGAAACAATTGAAAAGGCTGTGAGCCGTCAGGTTGGCGATACCCACCCGAACGGTAAATGGGTTTGGACAGAGTATAAGCCTGGCAAGTTCGACTGGCGTCCAATCAAAGGTAAGAAAGCACAGCAATCGGGTGATGGTTCATCTTCGGGAGGAGAGGATGACGGAGCGACCAAGAAAACTCCTTCAAAGCCTTCCGCATCTCAAATAGTAGGAGCGAAGGCGAAAGCTGGGAAGCCTATGAACTCCCAGCAATTATTGGTTTGGGCTCAAAAGACTTCTGACGATAACCTTCTCAAAGTAGCTAACAGCAAGAACGGAAACGCTCAAATGCGAAAGATAGCGTATGACGCTTTGGAGCAGAGAGGTTTTGATATGTCGCAGGTTGATACTTCGGGAACACTTGCTCAGCTCATGAAAATGACAGGCAAGAAGGGAGCTGCTGCGACTTCGGGAGACGATGATGAAGACACCGTAGCAACCGCTGCTGAAGGAGCAGACGTTGATATTGACGGTAATGAAGAAGAGGATGGAGACCCAAGCAAACCTGGCTTCCAAATCACTGAAAAGTGGTATCTTGATAAGAATGACGACCGTGTAAAGAAAGCATTCAACTTGAAGACAAAAGAAGGACGTATAAAGTACGACCAGTTTGTTTACAAGATGAAGAAGAAAGAAAAGGACTACAAAAATCCAGTAGAAGTCGTACAAGACTTGAACGAACAATATTTGGAGTTCTTGGATAACGATGAGCAACGCTTCATGATTTCTGCGGGCGGTGCTGGTATCGGTAAGTCATACGGATTCAACAAAATGGCGGAACTGTTAAACATGAAGCCGTTTGAAGAAGGAGACTCACCAGGTGATGGAGACTACGATATATTTGAGGCTCCTGACGTTAATTCAGGAAAGCAGTTGCTTAATATCCTCAAAGCTCACAACGGCAAAATCATTGTATTCGATGACAACGATAAGGTGTTAAAGAGAGCCGACTGTGCGAGTGTTATGAAGAAGGCTACTGCTACGACAGGCAGACGTGTCGTTGGTGACCCTGATGACGTCAAGCAAAACTTCGAGTTCACAGGACGTATTATCATCATGACGAACAAAGACCTTGCTGCGTTATCCGAAAGCGAGGATACAAAGGCAATCATAAGCCGTGCTATGATGGTATCTGAAATCTATATGACGGTGCCTGAAACTATCGAAGTAATGGAGAACCGTTACCAAGACTATGAGTTCCCATCAGCTCCGAGACTTGACGATGAAGGAGAAGATAAGAAGGAGCGTGATGAAATCATGAACCTTATCAAGAAGAACCAAAAGAACATTGACCCTTCTCAGTTCACCACACGTACATTTCAAGAAATACTTACCAACAAACGTAAAGTTGATAAAGCGAATGAGAAACGTGCTAATCCAGCATTTGCTGCCCTTATCGGTTCAAAGAATAAGGACTGGAAGGAAGTCGCACTGGGAGTGCTTACGAAGGCAGCAATGAATGACTTCGGTGGCGTAGAGCCGAGCGATGAACTACTGAAAGCCGAAGAGGTTTTGTTTGAAAAGGGTGAGTGTCCTGAAGATGATGGAGTTGATTACACTGTTGACGAGCCTGAAGAGGAGATTGACGATGTAGAGAAAGCGGAGGAAGTTCTGTTTGATGAGGATGATACCGATATTTTCAAGGCTGACTTCTCCGAGAAGGAACGCAAGAAACTTGCTAAGAAAAAAGAAGCAATGCCTGACGGTTCATTCCCTATCCGTAACACTTCGGACTTGAAGAACGCAATTCAGGCTGTCGGCAGGGCAAAAGACCCAGACAAAGCCAAAGCGTGGATTAAGAAAAGGGCAAAAGCTCTTGGTAAGGAGGACTTGCTGCCTGATACTTGGAAGGCTGAGGACGTTCTCAACTTCGGAGAAGAAGACATGGACTTACAAAAAGCAGAATCAATTCTATTCAGTAAATAACAATGGAAGAAATAAAGAAAGCGTTGGAAACTATTGCTCTCAAAAACTCTGAGGGCGTAGTTCCCGATGACCTTCTGATTAAGGCTTGCGATGCTTACAAGATAAAGTCCGATGATTTTCTTGACGACTATGATTATCATGTATGCGTCGCAAAGTCTTTGTACGACCATCTCAACGGAATAGAGCCTGATGAAGAAATTTGTAAGGCAGTAGTTCCTGGTCAAACGAAGGTTGTCGATGGAGTAATGTATATTTATACCGCAACACCTGGTGCTAAGACTAAGTATGATTGGCGAGTATTCAAAGGCAAGAAGAAGGTTGGTAAGCAGGTAGATGATACGAAAGCTAAGGCAAAACAACAATATATCAACGACCTATTTCCAACTGATTTAAGCACTCTGAAAGTCGTTAAGAAGTTAGGAGGTAGCACTGGGGCTCAATTGGTAGAGGATGCTAAGGGCAATCAATACGTGATGAAGAAAGGCACGAACACTTCCAGTGACCACGTTCGTACCGAGTATTTGACTAATCAGCTGTATAACCTTCTTGGGCAGCGAGTTCCTGACTTTGAGCTTTATGAGGAGAACGGAGAAGCGGTGATGCTATCGAAGTTCATACCCATGGCAAAAGCTCCTACTTCAAAGAACTACGATGATATGGCCAAAGGTTTTGTCGTTGATGCTCTTTTGGCTAACTGGGATGTTTATCAGAACGACAACTGTTTGGTAGATTCAGCAGGCAGAGTTGTACGTGTAGATAACGGAGGAGCATTGAACTATCGGGCACAAGGTAGCAAGAAAACTTTTGGAAATAGCGTTGACGACTTTTCCTCAATGCAGAAGTACAATCCATCTGTTGTTGCTAATCTTTCTACTCAGGACTATATCAATCAGATTGACGAGGTACTGAAAAAGAAAGACGATGTAATCAACTTCTTGGATGAAAGCGACTATCCAGCAATGTCCGATACGTTCAAAAAGCGTTTCAAAGATTTGGAGCGTATTAAGAACGATTTGGAAGCAAAACTTGCTAAGAAAAACAAGAAGGTATTGCCGAGAAAGCTCAAGAGCGATGCTGATATGTATCGGGAGTTATCCGATGACGAGTTGGACGCTATATGGAAGGGTCAATCAGGCTCCGATTATTGGCGTAAACTCAATGCTACAAATTATACCGTAGGTTGGGAGCTATTAAGTACGATATGTGCTGAAAGAGGTTTTACTGCCCGTCCAAACGTAGTAGATGAAGCGGAATATTGGAACGCTGTTAAGCAATCAAAATATCAAATGTTCCGTGGGTTATCGGACGGAGGAGGACACGATGCGGAGTATTATGCCGATGATTTCAAATACAATGATAATTGTTTCTATGGAACTATTGGTATTCACGGCTCTGGTATCTATGCTCACGTAAATGACGGAGACCACGACAAGAGTAATACTCAAACGACATACAAAAAGTCGGATGCTTATAATGCTGCGAGAAGTTATGCAGGAAGGTCTGGAGAGATACTTGAATGCGTTCTTGACCCTTCGGCAAAAGTCGCTTTGGTTCCCGATTTGAAGAAGGAGATACTCAGTTTGGTCGCCTTTGACAAAGCAGCCGTTGATGCGAAGCAGCTTGAGATTGATAGCCTAAACACCCAACTGAAGAAACAGCAGGATGACCTCAATAATATAACGGATAAAACCGAGAAGGAAGTCAAAGAAAAGATGCACTGGGATGAAGATACGCTTGTAATGTCCCAACTTGAAATTGATAATACCGATTGGGGGAAACTGAACGATAATGGTGACCCAGACTATCCTACGTTTGAGGACTTCGTTGAGAAGAAGATGTTTGATTGGGTTAAGAAGAATGGCGGTACAGTAACCGAGAAGGGGAAAGGAACGGATGTATATGTATTCACTTTGCCTAACAGTAAAGAGAAGTTCATGTTGAGTCGTTTCCAATGGGAGAATAATGCTATCAAACGCAAGAACGCTTTTAGCAAAGCATACAACTATCCTTTGAAACGCTTCCAAGATTGGATGATGAAAGAACACTACGGTGTCATCAATAAGAAGGTAGCGAAGGAGCTTGAGCACATTGGAGACAAGGTTACTAACTTACAATCAGACATAAAGGTAACAAAGAACGAATTGAACGTCAAAACTTCCGAGATGGCAGACTTGAAGAAAACGAAAGACCCAAATGGAGATATTATTTCGGGTATATACGAATCAGTCAGAGGAGGAAGCAAAGAAGCTATTGGAACATACGCTGCGTTGAAAGGTTATGACGCTATTGTCGAGCCTCACGGAAACGGTGGCCCAAATTCGTTCATGATTATTCTCAACCGTAGTAAAGTAATTGTTAAAAAGTAAGTCATGGAAAGAGAAAGACTTGTATCAATAGTAGGAGGCAGAGCCGTCAAATATGTCGGACTGAAAAAACCTTCTCAAATAATTCCGTTCAAAGGAAACTTCCCACTGCTTGAGCCTTATCAGATTGCTCTATATAATGAAGCAATTCAGAGTACAGAGAAGATAGAGGACTTGAGCGAGGAGTTTCAGAAAGTGACGGAGAAGGGTAACAGGATTGCTCTATTGGAAGAAGGCTTCAAAAAATATCTATCCGAGTATAATATCACGGTGGATGATTTCATGAAGCTCAGCAACTCTGATAAATCGGATAAGCTCATGAATTGGCTCAACCGAGATTGTATTGATTTTTCACAACTAACAATAAAGTAAGATGGCAGATTTTAATGTAGCCTATAAACGAACAGAGAAGTTTGAGGGCAAAAACGTCTATACAAAAACACCTGGCGATGCGGGAGGAGAAACTTGGAGCGGTATCAGCCGAGTAGCTAACCCAAATTGGGCAGGTTGGAAAATCTTGGACGCTATTCCGAACAAGAAACATAATCAGGTCATCACTACTCCTGAATTGGAGAAATTGAAACTTGACCTTTATCGGAGTAACTATTGGAATCCAGTATGGGGCGACAAAATTAACAAACAAGAGGTTGCCAACGATATGTACGATACAGCCGTCAACATGGGGCCAGTTACGTCCATAAAGTTATCCGAGCGTCAGTTCAAGATGAAGGAAACTGGGAAGATGAGCAACGAGTTATTAACGAAATTGAATTCAGCGGTATGAGAACATTATTTATATGCTTGCTAACGGCATTAATGGTTAGCTGTGGTACGAGAGGTCAATCACCTTCGGAGCCTGTTCAGGTTATGCCTGATACCGTGTACGTTGAAGTTCCTACGTTAAATGAGGAACGGATAAAAGAACTTGAAGCAGATGTAGCCTTTTGGAAGAATGTAGCCGACAGTGTGAGTACAACTATTCCTTACGAAGATTACATGAATGCCCGAAGGATGGAGAAAATAAAGTATTATATCTCAATCACCGAGAAGAACTCAAATAATAAGCAGTTTTTTTACGGTTGGATAAAAAGAACCATGTCCGAACAATAGCAATTTTCAATTGACAGTTATAGGGAAGGTCAAGAGTACAAAAACTTTTGACCTTTTCATTTTATAGGAATATGGCAAAAACAAATTTAGAAGATAGATTCACCTTTTGGTGTCCTTTGGAGAAGGCGCAAGACCTTGACCCGACTACTGGTGAGCCAGTAATGAAGTTGGGCGGTATTGCTTCTACATCTGACGAGGACAGCGATGGAGAATTTCTTGACCCGAAGGGGTTTGATATTAAGCCGTTGATTGAAAGCGGTATGGTGAACTGGCACCATCAGGCGAAAGGTCAACCTGCTACGATTATCGGAGAGCCTACAAAAGCAGAGATACGTCCAAAAGGACTGTACATTGAAACTGAACTCTATCCTTCAAGTAAGATAGCGTGCGATGTATGGGAGTTGGCAGAAACTCTTGAGAAGGATTCAAAGACAAGGCGGTTGGGTTATTCGATTGAAGGTAAAGTCGTGAAACGTAAATCGAATGATAAAAAGTCTCCTGACTATAAAAAGATTGTCAAAGCAATTATTACTGGCGTAGCTATCACCCACCAGCCTAAAAATCCAAAGACCTTTGCGAATATCATCAAAGGAGAGATTGATGACGATTTTGATGACGATTTTGAGGACGAGGAAGAAAAGGCATTGGATACCGAAACTGGTAAGGCTCTTAAAAAAGAGTCAGTGGACAAGAAAATCAAAAACCAAACTTTTTCAAAAGCAGAGGTTGTCGAAAGGCTTTTCAAAGACATTCCAGGTATAAGTATTGAGAAAGCAGAAAAAATTCATTCATTGATATTAAAAATTGCGAGTATGAAAGGTAAAAAAACAAAAGTAACCGATGAAGATATCAACAAAGCATACGAAGCTCTTGGGCTGGACGTAGCTCCGACTGATATTGAAAAAGGTGAAGGTTGTGACGCCAATGGCGGACAGACCGAAAAAGAGCCTATCAAAAAAGCAAAGTCCAAATCAAAGGCTGAGGATGAAACTGATGACGTAGGAGATGACGGCACAGACGAAACCGAAGAGGAAGATGACGAGGAGGACGATGTTGAAGAGGCAAAGAAAGGAAAGATGAAGAAGGGCGGTGACGGTGTAAATCGTTTTGACCGTATCGAAAAGGCAATTGCCACTTCTCATCAGATTAACTCTAAGTACATCAAAGCACTTGGGGTTATGGTTAAGGACGTTGCTCAGAAGGCTACCGCCATTATGGACGAGAATGCCGAGTTGAAAGAGCTTGTAAAAGCTCAAGACGAGACTATCAGCGTAATGTCCGAGAAATTGGAAGCATTTGGTTCCGAAGTTCCTGCACCGAAGTCCATCAGTGCCGTACGCCCAGTAGAACGTAACTTTGCTAAGGCAGAAGATACTGATATCACGAAGGGCGGTCAGGGTAAAGCGAAGAGCAACGCAATTTCTATGAGCAAAAATCCTCATGCTGTTGCCGAGCTTCTTGACCAAGCTACGTTCGCCAAAGGCTTCGATGACGAGTTCAGCAAAGCATGTACAGCGTTTGAAGCCAACAAGGCTCTTCCTGCTAACATCATTGCTCGAATGAAGAACGAGTATGGCGTTGAAATTGTTAAATAAACAACAACTTTTATAATAAGCGAAAAATGGAAAGATTATCTATCAACTTGGCTGATTACGGCTATGCCACTCAGCAGGATGGTTTCCACTCTGGTATGCATGGTAGCGAAAACCTTGACCAACTGAACAAGGCTCTTGCTGCTGAGCAGATTACAGGACGTGAAACTGCCGACCTGACTACTGCGTCAGGTGCTCCGTTGAAGGTTGAATCTTTGGAGAAAACTCTGAAGCATATCACCTTCCGTGAGAGCGACATTCGCCTTTGGAAAGACCTTCCGAAAAAGGCTGCGTATAATACCGTAGAAGAGTACAACCAGCAAACTTCTTATGGTGCTAATCGGGGTGGCTGGAACAGAGAAGGTGAATTGCCCGAAGAGGAAGATTCAATCTTTGTTCGTAGAGCTCAGTTGGTGAAATACCTTGGTGTTACCAAGTCCGTAACTCACCAGATGACTCTTGTAAACACTATGATTGGTTCCGTAATGGAGCGTACAATCAAAGACGGAACTCTTTGGATTTTGCGTACTTTGAACCAAGGTTTGTACTTCGGTAACGAAAAACTTGTACCTGAACAATTCAACGGCTTTTTGGCTCAGCAGATGCAGTCTGACGCTTGGGCTTCTTATGCCGATTACATGAACTCTGAGATGGTTGTTGACCTTCGTGGTTCGGCTCTTACCGAAGATGCGATTGAAACAGCTGCCAACTCTATCGTAGAAAACTACGGACTTGGTACCCAGCTTTATGGGCCACCCGCAGTACTTTCTTCTTTCGTGAAGAACTTCTATGGTAACAAGTTCATTGTTCCGAATACTCCGAGCTTGAGCAACGGTATTATGGGACAGAGGGTTCAGGCATTTGACTCTCAGTTTGGACAGATTGGTTTGAACCATGACGTATTCTTCAAGAAACTTCCGAGCAAAACTGCCGCAAGTCCTGCCAACTCTCAGAAAGCTCCGAACAAGCCTGTATGGGACGTATCGACTGCTGCTGCCGTTCAGAACGGTATTGCTGGTAGCAAATGGGCTTCAACCGATGCTGGTAACGTATTTTATGGTGTAGTTGCTATCAACCGCTTCGGTGAGTCTGATATGGCAATCTATAACACCGCTGTTGCTGCCGTTGCCAATGGTGCTATTGACCTGAAGTTTGCTGATGGAGGCGGTGTAAACAAAGCAACTGCTTACCGTATCTATCGTACCAAAGTCGGTGGCTCTGCTACTGGTGAGTTCTTCCCGCTGTTTGACGTTTCTCTGGACGACTTGACCCGTGGTTATGACGGTGGAGCACCTGGTATCATTCGTGATATGAACCGCTTCTTGCCTGACTGTGACCAGTCTGCTCTGTTCCAGTTCGATAACGAAGTAGTTGAGTTTGCTCAGCTTGCTCCTCTGATGAAGATGGACTTGGCTGTTCTTTCTCCTGCATTCCGCTTCATGGTGCTGCTTTATGGAACTCCGTTCCTTTACGCTCCGAAGAAGATGGTGCGCTTCATCAACATCGGCAAGTTCGTAAAATAACCGATAAACAATTGTTTAATTGAGAGAAGGGGTGGGTGCTTTGCCCCACCCCTTTTTTCTTAAATCGTAAAATTAAAATGAAAATTAAAGCAAAAAATCAGAATGTAGCTTCCATGGAGCTTATCGTGCCTGTAGATGGCCGTATTTCCATCGATGCTAACGGAGTAGCGGAGGTATCAGCTAAGTGTGCAGCTGCTCTTGTAAAGGGCACTAACGACTGGGATTATGCTAAAAAGGCTACAGCCGTTCAGGACGATGAGGAAGAAGATGACGACAACGAGGGTGGTGAACCTTCCGACCGTGAGCGATTTGAAGCTCATCTTGACACGTTGACTCTTGCTCAGATGAAGGAATACGCCAAAGAAGGCGAAATGCCCGAAGAGGAGTATGAGAAACTGAACTCAAAGAAACTCATGAAAGCATACTTGCTGAAAAAGTACGATGAAGCCGAAGCAGCAGGTGAGCTTGATGAAGAGGACGATGAGGAAGAAGATGACGACAACGAGGGTGGTGAACAATAAATAACCTTTTAACATTGTCCTGATATGCCAAGTTTAAGACTGAAAATACAATACAATAAGAATATGGAGATGATTATGTCTCCTACGGAGCTAATGGAGAATTATCTGTTTGGTATTCCCATGTGCTCTAATGACGGCAGAAAAATGTCTATGTCGGCTATTGCGCAGCACATCATTTCAGCCCAGACTACGATTGAGAGTTTGTTCAGTATTAAACTTACAAAACAAGTCATAGAGGAAAACCGTGATTTCATACGGCAAGAATTTATGTCTTGGGGGTATATCAGGACAATGTACCCTATTGATTACATAGACAATCTTGAAGGTTGGATAAATGATGTTTGTCAAATAACCTATCCGAAGGAATGGTTGTCTATCAAAAAGATTGAAGCAGTTGCTGTATATCGTAACATCTACCTTATTCCAAACACTGGTAGTAAGGAAGGAGCGACAATGACGCAAAATTCTTTAATCTACAACGGCATTTCTCCGCATCTTGGATGGTTTGGACAAACTTTTATTCCCAACTATTGGAGAACGAGGTATGTTACAGGTTGGGACAAAATTCCTGCTGATTTATTTGACTTCATAGCAAAGATGGCAGCATTGAACGTTCTTGCTATTATTGGAGATATATTGTATGGTATTGGATTAACTTCTATACAGATAAGTTTGGACGGAGTGAGCCAAAATACTCCGTTGGCGAGAAGTGCTCAGGGAGGACTTTTTGCAGGACGTATAAAGACGTATATTGATGAGATGAATAGAATGATGCCTGCTTTGAAGAGCAAGTACAGAGGCATACCGTTTGAAGTATTATAAATTATGGAAAGTAACGGTAAAAACAGAAAGAGTATTATAACAGACAAACCTACTGCGTTTCAAACTCCTCCAGCTGGTATCAATCCGAAGGTAGGGTGGAACGTTGATAGGTTTGAAACTTTAATACAAACTCAAGGCTATGACGCTTTCATAGACCGAGCTTTGCGCTGCCCATGCGTAGATAAAGCAACTGGACAAGCTCTTTCAACGTGTCAAAATTGTTTAGGTAGAGGTTGGTTTTTTATTGATAGAACTGAAACACGCTTGATTGCTCAACACATGGATAGCAAAAAGCGTTATGAAAATTGGAGCGAAGTCAATAGAGGAACTGCTTCCATAACTACTAAGGGAACGGATAAACTTGGTTTTATGGACAGAGTGATTTTGATGCAGTTGGAAGAATTTTACTCAGAAATAATACGACCTATTTTTTATCAGGGAGAAATCATTGCATATCCAGTTTATGAACCTTTGGAGATAACAAACATGTTTTTGTTTTCTTCGGATGACGAAAAACTTGTACCTGTAACACCTGACGAATATACGGTTGACAAAAATAAAATAGTTTTTAGTTTAGGTATTCAAGATAAGATAGCAATATCTGATATGAATATAAAGGCTAAATCAGAGATACCTATAAGTATATCCATAAGATATTCTCACTATCCTGTTTATCATGTTATAGACATCAATCGAGAGCTTATGAAAGTACGTGAGAGTAGGTTCTGTTCATTCGATGACGAGAAGCTCAGGCAAATGCCTATAAATGTGTTAGCAAGGAAAGCTCATTATATCTTCGATGCTCAGAAGTTCGGAGAAGAGAGTTTTGAAAATACTGTAATGTCAAAAGGATAACGAGAGATGAAACCAATAGTCATAGACTTATCAGGATTGCAAGCTCAATTTGGGTTAGCAGCTGATACGATTGATATGCTTACAGAAACTTGCGTCAATGCGGTTACTGCGGCTGTCTATGCTAATTGGGAAGCTCTTGCGAAACAAAAATTGAACTCAACCCTTCCTGAATATACCCAACATTTGATAAAGGTAGATAAAGGAAGATTTGCAAAACAAATTGTATTGACTGGAGTTCTTCCAAACATGATTGAACAAGGAGCTTCTGCGTTCGACATGAAAGAAGGCTTCAAAAAGTCTCAAAAGGTAAAGTACACCATACCTGTATATAACAAGAAAGGTAAACAAGTGTACAAAGGAGGAGATTGGTATTTGACCATTCCGTTCCGTATCGGTACGCCAGGCACTCTTGGACAAGCAGGGTTCACTGGAGAGATGCCTCAAGAAATATACGATATAATGAGAAAGAGAGCTGCTGGGAAAGGTTTAACAGCTCCTGAACTTCCTTCTCCGTATGATGTACCGCAATCAAGAGACGCAATTGTAAATGAAGTTGGTCAAGTTCTTTATGGGGAATATCAACACCGCAATTCTATCTACGAAGGATTGACGAAAAGAAAAGCTCAATACGGTAAGACTTCTCAGAATACCTACGGAACATTCAGACGAGCTGGAGCAAACTCCGACCCATTGTCTTGGATTCATAAAGGTATCAAGCCGTATCATTTAGCCGAAGAAGCAGTGGAGAAAACGGACGTTGAAACAATTGTAGAAAACGAAGTCACAACCTATTTAGAAACAATATTATGAGTGGAATACTTTTACCAGAGATTGTAATTTACAATACTTTGGAATCAATAGTTCGATTGTTGCGTGAAGATTTGAAAGAACATGCAACAGAAGACAAAGAAACTATATTATACAAGATATTGGGCGTGGACGAAGAAGGCAAGCCGATTAAGATGAATTTGTATAATTACTTTGTTCAAGCAAAGAAGATGATAAATACTCCTCAAAACTTATCCGTAAATTTCGGATATAATCAAGAGGTAGCAAAGATGATATCAATGCACATTCTCCTTCCAGCTGAACAAGGCTCTGCCGCTATCGGAGAAGATGAAGGATATATCGAGGAGGATATATTGGATGAGGATGGAAAGAAGAAAGCAACTCAACAATTCTTTACTCAGATGTATGACTGTACGTATCAAATCATGATTACAAGCAATAACTCCTCTGAAGTAAACGTAGTGTATAACATACTGAAAAGTATGCTGCTAATGCTGGTTCCTCATTTGGAATTGATGGGTATTCGCATTCCTTCGTTATCGGGTAACGATATAATGATGCAGGACGATTTGACGCCTGTACCAATATTTCATAAAGTTCTCAATTTGACATTCAAGTATGAACATAACGTTCCACAACTTGTAGTTCAGGAGGTAGCAAAGAAGTTCTATTTCCAAATGAGAATGATTGATTACAACGATGATACTTCATCAAGCTCAAGTATAGATAAGGAGTAAAAATTGAAATAATTTCATATAAACAAAAAGATTATGGCGACAGTAGTTAATTTTCATGGCAAGAACTACATTGAACCTGGTTCGTATGCTGCTACCGTGTATAATCCAACGTCAGTCGTAAACGTTGCCGAGTTCGGTAATGTTATGATTATCGACACTGGGTTAGCAATGAACGGTGCATACGAATATGCAGGAGGTTCAGGAGTTCAGGGTGAACTTTCACAAGGCTTAAAGTCTGTGTATGAGTTTACAAACTATGAGGACTTCTTGGCTTTCATGGGAGGAGGTCTGGTTGGCGATATAGCTAACAAGATTTTCACGCCTTTGGACGGGTCAGCAGGTGCTCCTAAGTTGTATTATGTCCGTGCCGCCAAAACGACTTGCGCAACTCTTACAGCTACAATATCAGGCTCCAATGCTTTGGTACTGAAATGTAAGAACGAGGGTATTGTTGGTAACGGAGTAAAAGTTGATGATGTTTTGAAAGTAGGTTATGGAGCTCAGATTGTAGCTGGAGAAACCGCTGATACTTTCAAACTTCAAGTCTATCGTGGTTCATTTATGGGAGTGGACGATGCAGGTGAAGCCTTCGGAGCGAAGAGCGAAGCTGATGCAGTTCCTAATCTTATTGCTGAATCAAGTGACCTTACTACTCTTCAAGAGTTGTATGATTGGGCGAGGTCAAACAAGCAGATGCTTGCTAACTTCGTTGTAAGTAAGACAGGCGATGGAGAAACAGAGCTTGCTGCTGTAGCTATGACTTTGGCTACTGGAGGTGTAACCGAGTATATGAGCGGTACAGAATATGCAGACGTGTTAGAAGCAATCGCAGAGTTGGATGTTACATTCTTCCTGTGTACTAACTTGAATGCTGCTAACGGTAAAGGAGTTGATGCCGCAACAAACGGTAAATTGTTTACATTCCTGAAACAGACTGCTAAGTTCACTGAATTTATGGTAGTGCCAGGAGGTGAAGATGATACCGACTTGTTTGGAGACACTAACAGCTCCGAGTCAATTGCTAAGTATTTCAATTCAGGTCAGGTTGTTTGCGTCCACGGTGCTCCTATCGTAACGAGAAAAGACCAGAACGGTACAAAACAGCTTCACACTATCTACCTTGCTGCTGCAATCGTAGGTTTGAACGCAGGAATGGCTGCTCAAACTCCGCTTACTTTCAAGCGTGTTGGTTACCAGTCTTTCGCTTACGACTTGAAGAAACGAGAAAGAGAGAGAGCGTTACAAGCTGGTATCATGCACGTTCGTAACGTATCGGGTTATTGGTGCGTCAACCAAGGCATTACGACCTTACTGGATAATAAGAAAACAATTGCCGATGACGGTCAGTCGTTTGAGTTATCCGTAGAGCTTATCAAGGCTCAGTTGAACAAAGAGCTTATTTTGGAAGGGCAAACGAGGTTCACAGGACAGACGGCAGCTCAGGCTTCTCCGCAATCGGTTAAGAACTTCACCGAAACAAAACTTGCTTCTTTGGTGGCATATCCTGGCAATGATAATTTGCTTATCAGTTGGAAGAATGTTAAGGTTGTTGCTAAAAACAGCGACTACTTTATCACTTACGACTTCGTGCCGAACGTACCAGTGAACAAGACGTTCTTTATTGGGAACATCTTGGATTTTTCAGTAGAAGTGTAACAAATAAAAGATAACATACTATGGCAAAGAATGAAAAAGTGATGACTGCCCCTTTGGCTATCATCCAGATAAATTCAGTTACCGTGGGCAAAATGAAAAACGTTCGCATCACTGAGAATATCCGAAGAGGACGTGTGACGGGCGTAGGACGTTTGAACCCAGAGGAGCTGCCTGCCTTGGAATGGAGTGGTTCTTTGTCTTGTTCTTCTTATACTATCAACTTCAACCTTTTGGCTAACAAAATGAAGAAGGGAGCATTCAGAAATGCTGGTACGGTAGAAGAATGGGCAAACGCTATTCTGCTTCAGGAAGATGGGCTTGAAATTGCTATCCTTCGTAAAGTGAAGGACGGAGCGATTGACAACGAAACTGGTTTGGTTTCTACTAAATACGAGACTTTTGCGAAAACAGTTGGAGCGTTCATGACACGTGAAGGCTTCGATATTCAAGAAGGACAGATTTCAGGACGTGATACTGAATTCGAGTATTTGGAACCAATTCTGTACAACGGGATTGTTTAAGCCAAAATAAACAGTTATAGGAAGGTAGTATGTGAATAACGTACTACCTTTTTTATTGTAAATAAACTAAATTGTAAAGTCATGATTGAAAGACAGAAAAAATTCAGTATCGGAGAAAAGACGTTCACGGCTCAGTTCCCCAACGTTGGGCAGCTAATTGACTTGGAAAGTCTGAAACAGGCTCTAACCAATAACCGATATGGGGTTATGGCAGCGAGTGGCGTAGCAAGCATGTATTATGCCTTGGATATGGTAGATGCTATTTCCTTCCTTCAGGTATGCGTTCCGAGCGTAGCGAAGTATTATGATATCAAGAATTATACCGCACTTGCTCCTGAAGACATCAAAGACTTGGTGGAAGCATATCAAAAGGAATTGAAGCCTTGGTTTGACAAGGTAATGGCAGAACTCAAAGGCATAAAACTAAACGATGGCGGAGACAAAACTGAAGAGGGAGCTGACGCTGGAGAAGAGGGTTGATAACTTCCTTTCTTCTTGGCATCAATTTCCTATTGACTATTGGTGGCGCAAAAGATATCACGTGCCTTTCGGTTCACCTCAGCATAAAGAGATGAACTTCATTGACATGTATATAGAGTTCCAAGAGGAAGTTGCTATCAATAGAGCTATCAGCCATACCGACAGCGATGAGGATGAAGCCGAAAACGAAGCATTGGGATTGGTTGATAATAACAAAAAGGTTGTTAAAGTAACGGAGAAAGAAATTGATGAAGATTTTGAAAAATTAGATTTGAGTCAATTTGATAAACAAGAATAATTATGGCAGATGTAACGGTAAACATACGTGGTGACGCTTCCCAACTCCGAGACGAGTTGGACAATGTAAGCAGAAACCCAAGTTCAGGCGGTTCCACTACTCCTCCAGCTTCTGGCGGGGGTGGTGGTTCTGCCGTTCCTTCTAATGACCGAATGATTGAGGACGTTCGGAGGGAAATGCAACAGCGTGGAGTTCTCTTGGTGCCTGGTTCTTCTTCGATGACTCAAATTATCAATCAATACGGTCAAGCAACAAGAGGAGCTGTCAATGACCGTATATCGGAAAGGTACGACGCAAGACGAGACGACATGCGCAAGCGTATGAGTTCCGACTATGATGCTATTGAAGCTGATATTGATAAGAGGAGACAGGAAGGACTTCAAAGACTTGGCCCAAATGCTAATGACCCATTCTATACATCTATGCTTGACCAGCAATTAGAGCAGGAAAGGCAAAGACAGTACAGAATTATAGGAAGTCAATATGACCAAGAAGAAGAGCAAATCAATCAAGAGGAAGCAAACGAAAGGACTCAAGCGGAAACTGAACTGACCACCGCTATCCGAGAGCTGACCGAGTATTTCAACCGTCAATCGAATCAAGGCGGTGATGCACCTGATTCATATATTGGAAGGCTTCGTGCTCAACAAAGAGAGTTGATTCAGCAACGTGATTCAGCAGACAGCGAGGAAGGAGCTATGGCAGCTTCAAGAAGTCTTGCTGATGTGAACGACCAACTCCGAAGGGTATTGGGAGGAGGAGCTGCTCAACAAGGCAGACCTTATTATGATTCAGCGTTGCAAGGTGCTCAGGGTATTCAAGGACTTTTCAGCGGACTTCAAAGTGGCGACATTGGAAGCACTATAATGGGTGGAGGTTCAGCCATAGCAGGTTTATCGGGGATGGGTCTGAAAGCAGCACTACGCTTCTTGGGATGGGTAGGAGTTGCCGCTGGAGCAGCTAAGTCATTGACTGGTACTTCCGATTCATACGAATCAATGCAAGGCTTGGCTTCTTTAAGAGCCACCACTGGTTATCAAGGAGGGGATGCTTCAAACTATTTAGGAGCTATGTTGCCTGATGCTAACTTCAGGGGTATCAATTATACCAACTTTGGTTATGATACGGAGGAGTTCGCTGGTAACGCAGCGAGGAGAACGAGGGCACGTGGTACTTCGGATGATTGGTATGCAGAAACCATGCGTCAAATAGGTTTGGAACGAAACCTTGCACTTTCAGAAGGCTCTTTGGAAAAAGGAGGACAATATGACCGTTACGGCTTGAATGTTACAGAAGCTATTTCACGCTTGGTTACTATCTTGAATGGTATCGAAGGCTCAGGAGTATCTATGGGAGACTTCACAAGGGTTCAAGAGAAGTACGATATTCAGCAACAGATAATGGGCTCATATATGAATAGAGCCGACCGACCGAGCTATGATGTAGCGAATGCGAATTTAGCAGCCTTCTCAGCCGTTCAAGGTATAACTCAAGATTCAAGAATTGGAACTGACTATCAATCTTTCCAAGGCATGATTCAACAGCCTATGAACGAAAGGATGAGAGCGTTGATATATAGTTCCGTTGCTGACTTATTCCCAGAGACTGGAGGACGTATGGACTTGATTGACCGTGAACTTCGCAATCCTGAGAATGAAGGGAAAATTATGCAATCTGTAATTCAACGTATCACTCAACAGTTCGGAGGAACGGACACTCAGATGGGTTACTTTGCTTTCAAGTCTTTGTTACCTGATATAGCTCCTGACCGTTTAGACCAATATATAAGCCAATTCAGTCAAGGTGATGGTACTATGGCTGGTAGTTTGTTGAAAAGCGGTATTGGTAATCAAGGAGACTTCAACCGAGCTGGACGGAATAACATGGACTCATGGGCGGTACAATCTACTGAATTCACTACTGCTTGGACGAAAGGAAAGAACGAGGTTGTTTCAGTTCTTAATCAAATTCTTGGTAAGATTACAGGTACAACAACTATGCCTACTCAAAACACAACAAAATCGGGAGGTAACAAATAATGGCAGAAACGACTCACAATAACAATGATTATATCTTGCTTTATAATAGAGGCAAGAGAATGACCATATCAGATTACATGGAAAGGAATTACATTTATGGTGTAAGTCCTCAAGAGTTGTTTGACCTAAATAAAGATTTGATATGGCAACAATATACGGAGCTTGATAAGGAAATAGAAAAAGCTGGAAGCGGTAAGTGGCCAGAGAGTGCTGACGACCTGTCTCTCAACTCTTGGCTGCCTTCTCCGTGCGTTCTCCGAATAAATCCCAGTAAGGTTACAGCTGAATTGGCAATAGCTCAAACAAATGCCCAAGTTAATACGGAGGACTTTTATGCCTTTGCTGCAGATAAGATTCAAGATATATACCAAGATGAAGGTTATCGTGTAGCGGATAGCTCAAAACGAAGTCCTGATTGTTCAGTCATGGGTTGGTTCAAAAGTCTTTACTATGTTAGTTTGGACGCTCAAGGAAAGAAAACCATAACAATGGAACGTCATGACTTCACTGAGTTTGCTGATTTGAGCCGTCATATAATTTCACTTGCTACTTCGGTAACGTCCAACGGAGGAAGTTTCACGATTAGGCTTCCAATCATCAGTGCCCGAAGTGAAGGAGTGTCCGTCATAACTGAGATATTGAAAGGCAAGAATGGAGAAAGGGAATACGGAGACATGGCTGGTCAAAGGGGCAATGCTTCCAAAAACGATGTATCATACGAATACGGAGAAAGGGGAGAGTATTATGCTAAATCAAGTTTTGATGATATAGAAGCTAATTATTTCAATTGGTTGATAAGCTCTAATGATATATTGTTTATTTCGTTTGAGAAACTTGATATGGAATTAGTAAAAGACTTTTACAAAGACGTAGAAGGAAATTCATATCAAAGTGGTGATACCGATAATTTCAAAGTCAGTACTAAACTTGCTAATGGAGTTTACGATATGATAGGATTGGTAGATGAAGTAAAGGTTGTTACCAACTCCCAATCTTCAGAAGCGTATGTTGAAATCACTGGACGAGACTTGATGAAACTTTTGATTGAGGATGGTTCTTTCTTCTTTAATCCGTCCACTACTTCAGACCCAAGCAGAGTATTTGCAAATGAACAAAGCTACGGCAAACAGGGTGATATTCGTGAAGCAGATGTTATGAATAATACTTATAACAACCCAATCAACCGACTTCGGAGAGTAACTGGAGAGATTGATATTTTTGCTAATCGTATCAATATGGATATAAGCTATATTCTGAAAGGAGTTATTTCTCAGCTTGCTAACGTAGAAGTGGTGCCTGGATATGTCTTTGAAACTTGGGGCGAAGATAGAACGAAGTACATAGAACTTGAACCAGAAAAGAAACAGAACAATGGCTAATTATAAAACATTTTACAAAGGGTTTTTGGAAGGTCAATCGCAACTCATAGTTACGAGCGACTTTGGTAAAAGACACATGGATGGTAAAATCAGAAACCATAACGGTATTGACTTTGGCGTTCCCGTGGGTACTGTTTTGAAAGCTCCTTTGGGCGGTAAGATTATAACGAAACAAGTTCAAAAGAACGGAGCTGGATTGTACGTTACTATTCAACATCAGGTTGAGATGGGCGTGTATATCTATATTCTTTTAATGCACCTTCACTCCGTTGACAGTCATATCTACGTTGGTTATCAGATAGCCGAAGGAGAACGAATTGGGACAACTGGAGGAGCGAAAGGAGACCCAAATGCAGGTCATTCTACTGGCCCACACTTACACTTGGAAGTACGAAAGGGAGGAAATTCAAGCGGTAATGCCGTTGACCCAAAATATTGGTTCTTGGCTAAGGAACGTTTGGTTTCAAAGAAAACTGGTAAGATACTCAATTATGGAGACCCGTCTTGGTTGAGCTTCTCAGATTCAGAGATTAAAACTCAAACGTCTTACAAGTATTCAGCTCACTCTGATATAACAGTTCCCGATGCTACAGAATATACTCCGAAGAAACAACCGAGACAGAATACAGTAGCAAAAGAAAGGTTAGCACCAGGCGTTTGGCAGATAACAAAACTTTTGGTTGATAGTTCGGTTGCTGATAAGCAAGTTCTTGATTCAGGAATTTCAACCCAGCAAGGTTCATTATTGAATTTCTTCCGAAAGGTATGTCAGGAGCCGTTGGTTGAGTTCATGGGAGATACGTTTGGAAACCAATATTATTGGATTGTTCGCAAACCGCCATTCGATAAGGAGAGTTTCACAAAGATGATTGACCTGACTTTGATAACTCTTGATGAAGCGGATATATTAACAACCGACCTTACTTGGAATAATCAAGGAATATACTCATGGTACCAATATGTACCTTATGCCGACTTGCTTGGTATTCGAGAAGCTAACTTGTTTATGCCTGCCGTGTTCTTCCCAGAGTTCGCTGCTGTTTGGGGTAGCAGACCGCTTTGCGTGGAAAGTAATTATTTCAACTTTGCCTTCTCTGGACGTTTCAATGCAGATAAGTCTGAAAATTCTCAGAACGGTGATAGAATTATACGCAACGCTGTACGTGATTTTAAGTTCCTTGTTGAAAGTAATGCTTACAACGCCTTCACCCGAAGAGGAACAATAACATTGATTGGAGATAGACGTATCAAAAGAGGAACAGTCATAATGCTTCCTACTTCGGGTGAGATATTCTACGTGGACGCTGTTACAAATACTTATGACGTAACAACTCAAGGTGTGAGCAGAATGACTACCCTGCAAGTGTCCAAAGGTATGTACCCTGCTTATATATATGGCAAAGAAATAGGATTGAAGAAATTTAGCTATTTTGATATCATAGACTTCGGAGAAGGTTTTGACATTGAAAAGATAACCGCTGATAATTGGAAAGACTATATTTCAAAGTGGAAAGTGAATGTCGACAATTTCGGCTTCTTCATGTCTAAACAACAATTATATTGGGAGAACATCAATAAGTATCGTATGATGGCGACTGGTAATGACTCATTTGAGGTAGTGGTTACCAAAGAAGCTAAGGTAACAGGAGAAAAATAACAATCATGGAAGAAGTAATTGGAATACAAAATTTGGATACTGGTATCGGTTCAGCTGGAGTAGGCTTCGTTGTCGTACCTTCAGAGGTTGACCGAGTTCAGTATATAAATGATTGCTACCGCACTAACACTCTTACTATAAACGGAGGGAAAGGATATGGATATTTCAGTGGCGTACATGCTGATATAAATGTTATGCAATGTATAAAGTTCCCGACTGATGAAGAGAATAGAGGAACGCCAGTGGTTTGGGTTAAAGATGCTGTATCCCAACTTCCTGTTATCGTAGCGGTATTGAGGAAACAAGGTGATTATTATTCTCTGGATGAAAATCAATACCGATTAAAAAGAGGAACGGAAACAAGAAATGTTGAGATATTTATTGACGGCAATACGGCTGGTTTAGATATAACAGTATTGGGAGACAAAGATGAACCTGCTAATATTGATATCAAGTTAAGCTCCGAGAATACCGATTCAGTTTTGAACGTTTCTTGCGATAATGAAATAAACATTATTGGTAATAAATCGGTAAATGTAGTTACTAATCAGAAGGCTACATTAAAAGTCAAGGAGAAGGGCGAAGAAAAAATGTCTTTATCTTATGAACTTGGCGTAGGGTTGAATTACAAAGATGAATTTGAAAACGAGGTAGTTGCTAAGGACGGAGAAGTTGATATCATTAGCAAGAAGATAAACCACAATAGCGGTAAAGAGCCGATGGTGTTAGGGAATACACTGGCGGACTTATTGGACGAGATGCTAAAAGCTATTCAAGCAATAACCGTTATTTCCCCAGTGGGAGCTACTTCAACGCCTGTGAATGCCGCTTCTTTTGCTGCTATACAAGCGAAGTTAGATACAATCAAAAGTAAAATTTCTAATCTTGAATAATTATGGCACTTGATACGAATACATTGAAAGTTACTTTGACAGAAAAGATTTTACAAGCGTTGAACGCTCCGATAAGTAATGAATCAAATTCTGATGAAGTTAAAAACGCCTTTGCGACTGCTGTAGCTACTGCCGTTGCTGAAGGAGTAGATGTTTGGATAAAGACAGCAACTGTTACTGTTCAGCCTGGTATTCCAGTAGCTACTTCGGGAGGAGCTGGAGCGACAAGTGGGCCAGGCACTGGAACTATATCGTAATAAGCAGTTATAAAGTTGATAAAATATAAATAAAGTTATGGCATTTTTGAATCAAGCTGGTAGAATAGCAGGAAGTACAGTCAATAGTGTAGTTGAGAACGCAAGAGGAGCGTTGGTGACTATCGGAAAGGCTGCACTTCATACGCTTGCCCCAGACAACTTTGAATACTATATGTGTTCATTGGAGTTGTTAGATAGCTCTGGAAATACCAAAGGTTTTATGACCTTCGTTGTTATGCCTAACAACATATTGGAGAATAAGACTCAAATTGCTACCATAACTAAAACTAACAAAGGGGTTTCAACTCTGTTCAATTCAACCTTCGTTCCGAGAGATATTTCAATTCAAGGTACGTTCGGCAGAAAGTTCAGATTGTTATTGGGAATGAAAGAAACAGAAAACGTTTCAACAATTCCTTTCTTCGGAGGCAATATGGGTTTTAGTGTTATGGATAGTGATGTTTTGATAAAGACTGGGTATGGGCTTACGAAGATGTTGAAGAATATGGTTGAGGCTTCTAATAAGCTGGACGATAACGGCAATCCATGTATCTTGATATTCAACAATTACGCTTTGAATACTCACTACGTTGTAGAAGTGATGCAAGACTCATATTCACAGAGTATCGAAAACAACATGCTTTGGTACTATTCTTTGGAGATGAAAGCCGTTGCTCCTGCGTCTGCTGTTAGAAACCAAAAGGAACAAAATTCCAAGTTTCTAACAACCGTTGCTTCGGGAGCTATTGCGAAGGGAATAGGCAATATTTTGAAAGATGTTTCACGTGCTACCTTCGGAGCGTTAAATATTGGTATATAATGGAATCAATAGTATTAGAATTTGAACAAGTTACAAAATATCCACTTATCCAGTTTTTGGCTAAGTATAGGAGTTTCATGCTCAATTCCTATCCTGAAATAAACCGATATTTTTCAGGACAAACAGAGGGCGTTGATAACTCACATTTGATATTACTTCGGGAGCTTACTTCAGAATGTAAGGACGTAATGGCGCAGTTCAAGAACTTCGCAAATAAGTTCGCTACTTGTGGGTATTGGGAGTTGATGGATTATTTGGAAGATTTGAATACGACTATTGAGAAAATCAATAAACTTCCTAAGTTCCGCAGAACTTCGATAACAAAGAGAGGTTATCAACCTTTCATTCAGGTTGCTTCTTCTGTAGGAGGTTACAGAACAGTAGAAGATGTAGCAAACTCCGTTAAACAAATCAATCAAGATAATTCAAATTGGATTGACTTGATGTTAAGTAACGATATGAACGAGGGAGACTGGGAAATTGATAAACTCACTCCGATGAATGTTCTTGTGAATAATCAAGTTGATGTCGTTGTAACTACGATACTTGACCAGCCTATCGGAAAGCGTATATATGGAAAGGATATTGCAAGAAAGATAACATTCAAAGACAATGATTTGGTATTGGTAGAGTTCCAAGCTAACATAGAACAGAAATGTGATATTTTGATGGAACTTAATCGGGGTGATGTTCCTGAGAATATGTTGTTTGGTAAAAACTCTAAACTAATCACTGGCGTTAATACCAAAACATTCGCCTACCCTGAACTTGTATCAGATATTCAAAATAACTTCTTACAGAACGATTTGTTTGAATACGCAGTCATTACTGACTTTGCTTACGATAATGGAAGCATGACGATAACGGTTGAGATAAAAACAAAGTATGATTATAAAACTGAGAAAAAAATAGTGATATGATTACAAAGATAACGCCTGTTAATGAGCTCAAGCTCATGTTCTTGGAAATACTCCTGAACAAAACAGATAAGATTAACGACATTGGAGCTGAATCAGTTTTGAATGGTATTGCCTTCGGTTGCGCTAAGGTAGGTCAGAAATGTCTTGTAAACCAAGCTATCGTGGAAGGTCATATCTTTCCTGATACGGCTTATGGAGTTTACTTGGATGAACTTGCTGCTATTCGTGGCGTTTCTCCGAGATTTGGTGCAGCAGCAAGTTCTACTTATGTACGACTTATTGCTGATGAGGGAACGACTTATTTGAAGGATGTTCATACCTTCACCAGTACTTCGGGAATAACATTCTCATTAGAAGAGGACGTTGTAATTGGCGTAAACGGATATGCTTATGCGAAGGTACGTTGCGACCAAGAAGGACTTGATACCAACGTTGACCCTTTGTCTATCAATAAAGTCAATCCGATACCGACTGGCCATTTGACTTGTACCAATGAATATCGAGCGACTGGTGGACGAGATGAGGAAGATGATGATTTGTTTCGTCAGAGAATTAAGGACAATATCAATCAGTTAGCAAGAACAACTCTATCTTACTTGGAGCAAGTGTTTATGAAAATCAATAATAATGTATTGAGACTTCATAAAGGCGGTATTGATACTGATGGACGATTGAACTTGATTGTTGTATCGGTAAACGGACAAGACTTTACAGATGACGAGTTCAACGAAATATTGAGCCGTTCGGAGGAGTATTTGTCACTGTCGGAGCTTCTAAGGAGTTCAACCGATTATGCGTTGAAACTAAACAACGTTGATTGGCTGCCTGTAGATGTTGAATTCCGAGTAGATATTGACCCTGCTTATGACCAAGACCGAGTGCGAAGGGAAATACAAATTCAGATGTCGAAGTTGTTTGACTATCGTTTTTGGGAGTACGGTGATAAGGTTGAGTGGGAAAACTTATTGTTTGCTGCTAAGAATGTAGATGGAGTTCGATACGTGCCTGATACGCACTTTTATCCTCACGCTGATATAAACGTACCTAAATACCGACTTCCACGTGTAAGAGGGTTTGTAATGCGTGACATTGATGGCAATATCATAGAAGATAACGGAGGAGTATTGGCTGAGGTTTATTATCCGAACGAAATTGATACTTCATTCCAGTCATCTGTATTAACAACTATCTGATATGAGAACACAAGTAAGCGTAAAGACTATAACAGAGGTTGAGCTATCAAGTGGTTTATTCTTAATCAATTGTTTTTCGGATATGAATGACGATGGCTCAACCACTCCTTCTATATATAAATCTCAAGTATTGGAGAAACCTATGATTGTTGATAATACTTCTGGGAAAGAAGGTGAGCTGCTACTGTCTCACAGTGGAAATACTGTTGGTAACATAAATATCGATGGAGAGTTGGTAATTGAGCCCGAAGGAGACGATGCTAACAAGTATGAAAAAGAACAAGAAAACTTGACGTATAATGAAGGATAATTTATTGAATGCAATTGGGGACGTGCTACTGATAGATGTAACGCCTCAAATAACAGGGAAAGTTCATTTGACTGACTTTTCCGATGTTGTTGAAGGAGTTACCGATACACGCACCGTTCATAAGGAGTTCCGAATTTCACCTGATGGAGTTTTTTGGAACGATTGGCAAGAGCTAACGTCATCAAACCTTTCTTCGGATGATTATATTGTTGATAGTTCTTTGACTATTCAATTAAGATATACAAGGACTGGTTCTGATAGTACGGGAGTTATTGAGTTCAAAAGCATTGACTTTATGGGCTCACGAGAGGCAATTCAATTTGTCGCTCCTACTATCAGTTCCAGTATTTTTGCTAACATAATTGGTACGCCAGAGATGAAGGCTTTGGAAGAAAACATATTCAAAAAGTTGTATTATCGTGGTATCGTACCAAATTATATTCCGAGAGCCGAAAACTCTGACGAGAAGGAAGACAAAGACTATATTGACTTGTTCTTTTCGGTTGCGAGGTTTTACAGTATGTTCATTCGTTTCTTCAAGAGGTTTGAAAACTTCCAAGACGATTTTGACCTCATGAGAGAGCAAGTGAGACAATATGGAATATACTTCGATGAAGCAAACATTACTCTTGAAGACCTTCAATATTTGGCTCAAAATCTTTATGACCAAATACGTCAAAGAGGAACGGAGATGATATTCAAGCGTAAAGGTTATTTGCTGACTAACGGAGAGACTTTACAGATTGACGGAGAGTTTATCAGATTGGTAAGGAGCAAGGTCAGCGATGAGCTTTTATACGAAAATATACCATTGGAGAAAGTAGGTTGGTGTATGAGACAATGTTCTCCGATGTATCGGGGGACAGGTATGTCGAAATATCTGAATAAAACCAAGGAACTATCGGAGGACTTTGAAGACCTTTCGGACTTTGTTTTATCACGTACAGGCAATTCAAGTTATTCTATTAGAGAATATGATGGCAAGAAGATATTAGACTTGAAAGCTCAAAGCTACGGTAAAACTGGATTGGGGAGACAAAGCGAAGACACAGATGTTTCTGACAATATATATGTAGTAGATTCAAGACTTGATTATGAAATAACATTTGCTTTCCAAGTTATCGGAAATTCTAAACAAGACGCCACTTTGATATTTGGAGTTGAGGGTTTTGATTCTTTGAAAAATAAACTTGATGATGCCTTTATAACTCCGAACGGTTTTTCAGTATCAGATACTTTCTTTGAAATTAAAACAATCAATAAGAAAAATTCTGTTTGGTATTACGTCAGAGGTATAATACATGCTTATTCTACGGCAAATGTTGAAAGCAGTCCTACGAACATAGGAGAAGGAACGAATTTGTATTTCAACAATTCATTTGTAAAATACATTCTTCCTAAAATTCAAATAACGAGCTCATCTGTATCGGAAATTGGTATATGGAATTACAAAATTCGACCACTGGTAAGAGGAACGAATATATTGCCTTTGAAAGACGGCACTACCAACTCTCATAGTTTAGGTTTCATCCAAAGTTCACGCATATTTTATTCCTACGTCAGAAATAATAACAATAGCCAATCGCAGGATGAAATTACAGATATTATAGAGAAGTATTTGTTACCATTCAATATGACGGATATATTTGTATTCATGAGTAATTATTAAAAAACTAAGATAATATGTCAAGATTAAAATTCAGCGAAAACTTGTTTTTGGAGGTCAATGAACTTCAAAGATTAGTTAAGTTTTTAGCCGATGACGGGTATAAACTGGCAATCAAGTCTATGTCAAAATCTTTTGGAATAGTAGAGAATTCAGAAAATACTTATTTCAAAGTAACTGCCAAGGCTGGAACTGCTAATACCGTCATCATCAACCCTGGAATTGCCTTCACTACGGATGTTGATGCAATTGTAATGGAAAATGCTGTAGAGATGCAAATTCTTAACACTGGCATTAACCGTTGGCTGGTGCTTTCTCGTGACGTTAAGAATATCGAAACAGGAACTGTTACCATTAACACTGACGGTTCATTATCGGGCATTGGAACGGAGTTTACAAAAGTCCTACGAGGACAGCCCAACTTCCCTACTAAGGTAAAGTTTGAATCAACTCTGAATTCTGGTGAGTACGAGGTTGTGAGCGTTGTCTCTGATACTTCTGCTATTCTTGCTGGTTCGTTCGTAAACGAAAACAATTTGAAATACTCCGTGATAGGAACATTCACACCAGGGTTCCAACCGCTTGCTGCTAATAAAATGATATACGAGTATGATTCATACAATATCCGTATTGTTGATTCAGCAGACAAACCTTCTCTTTCAGCCAATGAATTTATCATTGCTGGAATATCGTTTGACGACTCAGGAGGAATGAGCATTTCTGATGAGCGTATCTATTCAATGTTCAATAATCCTTATGTTCAACAAGGTAGTAGTTCAGATGCTGCTTCAAAAAATCCATTAGCAAGTCTTTTGAGCGTTGCAGCTATCGGAGGTATAAATGCTGTTAACACTGTATCAGTTGATTTAGAATTGGTGGTTGAACACGGATATACGATAACGAAGTTTGAGTTGGTAACAACTTCTACTTCTAACTCATTCAATATCCTTTCGGGGTCAAGTAACTATCTTGGTACTGGCAATATTCCTGACGGACTATTTAACGGTTGGTTATTGGTAAACAGAGCTAATATGAAATATGCTAAAATTGATAGCAATTCAAATAAGTCTTTGTTTATATCAAATTTAGACACTTCAATGATTTTAGATAATAACAATGATTTTATTGTAGTGCCTAATTTCTTGGAAATGGAATATGAGGTTAAGTTATCTTCCAATGTCAATTTGCCTTCTAAACCGTTCTACTTCAGAGCTTCTATATGGAATGTGACGGGAAGAATGAGAGTTTATGCCTTTTTCCCTTCAGTGTCGGGAACATTCACAGATGAGATAACAATTTCCATAGGTTATCGAATGTTGGATAATAGCGGTAAACAATTCCCATTTGGAAATCTTGCCATAGCGCAATTTACAAACATTGATGGACAGTCTGAAACTTTATCAGGTAGTTCATTTGTTGTAAATCTTGCTAATATTGAACCTCAAGCTAAACAACGCAATTACTCTTAAAGTTATGATGATATATTTAACAGGGGCAACAAGCTCATTAGCAAAATCTCAAGACAATCCTCAAACGGATGCTGCTTTGAGTTTGGGAGGATATATTTCTTCTACCCCAGTTCCAAATGCGGCAATAAACGCTTTGTTCGACATTATTTCTTCTTACACTTTGGACAAAAAACCGAAGGAAACTATTGCCATTGGACTCATAAATCAATTTGAAGACAAGGTAGCAACAGATGTTGAGATAAAGATAATAACCGATGAAAATCATGAAGCGTTATTCAAATTAGCAGCAGTTGCTGTAAGTACGGATAACTATATGATGGAACAAATTGCTAATCGTTATCAAGAACCAATGCTTGCTGAATTTCATGACGCTTCTTTTTACAGAGCTGCGGTTGATTTAGAAATTAAGCAGTATGCTTCGGCAGGCGAGGAAATTGCTCTGTATCCTTTCAACGTATCTTTCGAGGTAAGAGAAACAGGAATTGAAGGCACTTGGTTAGCATTTGAGGAAGCATTTAGCAATGATGAAACTTATACTGTGAAGAGAATATCCGAAACGATATTCAGGATTGAGAGACGTGACGAAATGGTGCTGGAAACTCCGTTAGAATGCTCTTATATTGCCACCGAAGGTTTCACGGCTAAATTTTTAGGTCAATTAAAAAATAAAGCAGACAATTCTTTGTACGTTAAAGACGCACTTCAGCCCAAAGAAGCAGTGGGTTTTTGGATACAAAGAATAATTAAAAAAAATCGTTATCCTACAAACGAGGAGCTGATAAAAGAGTATAAAGATAAATTTGTACGTGAAACTGTAGAGGGGGTTGAGGTAGTTATCAGTTATAATTTAGTTGATGTTAAGAACTATCAAGTACCAGATTACAATAATGATTATTCATAATTTTTTAATTTTTAAATTTTTACGATATGGCAGGATATTATGACACTTATCAGATGATTATTTCTACTTTAATGGGGCGACCTGTTGGAACGGAAATTCAGCCTGATAGTCAGCAAGCATATGAAATAAATATGCTTAACTACATTAGGAGTTTAGAACTTATTGCGAATGGGCCATTGATTGGTATTGCTGAAGCTAATACACAACCAATTCAACCAAATGACGCAAGAGCTTGTTACATAGCAGGTGTCGCTCAAGACAGAACTGTTACATTTCAGAACTTCCGAAACTATTTGGGTCAACCGATTCAGATAACGAATGGGCAAATGGAAGCATGTTTGGTTATCCTTATTTGGGATACACAATATTGGTCAGCAACGCAAGTTCCTACCAATATAATCAGTGCAGCAGAACAAGCTAACTTCTATTACAATTTCAACGTTCGCAAGACATACCCGTCAGTGGCGGCAATGAATGCTGACAAAGACAATCCCATTGGAACAGATGGTAAATATATTAATGTTGGCGATATAGTATCTGTGGTTAATACTAATAATTCAGCTGAAAACGGATTTTATAGTCGAATCGAAGGTGGTTGGCAATTCCAATCGTCATTGAATATAACCATTTCTCAGGATTCTGGACTTGACCCTAATGTTGTTATGTCTCAAATGGCGGTTGGAATTCAAATTAGAAATAATTTTTACCGCTTGTTTGATTATTTGCTTACAAATGAAAATTTGATAGATTCTTCGACAATAGAAAATGATAAATATATTAACGATGCAACTGGTTTAGTCACCTCCAAAGGGGTTAGTTCAACTTGGGACGGTTGTGCCGTTTCTGGCTTATTAGATGTAAAAGAAGCCGAAACTTACAAGCTATATTCAATACCTTCAAACGTTTGGTTTTACAGTGCTTGGTTTTATGATTCTCAGGGCAATCCGATATCAAAGTCAAGTGGTTTGACCTCCAATGGTTCGATTATACCAGCAAATGCTAAATTTATAAGAATTTGTTGGTTGAAATCAAGCGGTACTGGTTGGAATGTAGATACAATAAAGAATAGCTATGTTTTAAGAAACATTAAACTTACAGTTCCTACTACATATGTCCCATATAATACTTTTTATATTCAAGATGATGTATATAAACAATCTGAATATATAAAAAGTATTGCTACCGATACAGCGACCGCTTTAACAGAGCCTTTGTTTACTGATTTTAGTAAATATTTTGTGGCTAACGGCTTATTATTGTTTATATACTGAA